GTATATTGCAGTCAGAATTAGATGTAGAGTTTCAAAAGCGATATGATGAAGTAGAAGATTACAAAAGTGAAGAAATAAAAAATATAAAACAAAACTTTATGGATAAATTTAAATTAGGCTCTAGTTCTACTGAAGAAAAAATTAATCCTGAAAATGTTGCTAAATACCTAGTAACTAATAAAGAAGATGAAGATACTGTATTTAAAACTAAATTGGTAATCTTTAATTTACCTGAAGTAAAAAATCATAAAGACCGTAAACTAAAAATGAAAGTACGTAAAGCAAAAAGTATACCTGAATTATTTGCAGCATATTATGACATACAACATAATCACGGTTAAATTTGGAACTAAATACGATTCTGAATTTGTAAATAAAATATATTCGGCAATCGGATATTTTTCTCGTTCATATTACACTACATCGCAATATCAGTTTTATTGTTATACAGATAATCCTGAGGGTTTGCACCCTAGCATAAAAGTAATCAATGAAAAGAAAGATCCCACGTTAAAAGGCGTTTGGAATAAACTTAGACTGTTTGATCCGGATATGCCTTTTAGCGGTAATACTATTTATTTAGACTTAGATGTTGCAGTGAATAATTGCATTTTTAAGGCCCTTGAGCTTCACGATTGGGATATGCTTAGTTTATGCGCAGCGCCTTGGAAAGATAATAAAAAAAGATATGGTCGACTATCTAGCTACGACGTAAACATTCATAGTTCTATTATGACATGGACTGCTGGAAGACATCACGATATATGGGAACACTTTAACACAGGATTTCGTGACTACTATATGAGAAAATATTCTGGAGGTATGGATAGATTTTTAGCCCATGAAGATTTTAAATTTAAAACTTTACCACCTTCATTTGTACAATCAAAAAAACATGAAGACCCATGGGGTGCCACAGTGACTACGTATGAGGAATTGGATGTACGACTCGAAGATCTTATATAGAACTATAAAATTAAGTGAAGAAATTTATGACGAATCTATGTACGGAATCGATGATCTTTACAGAATTAAGGACTTATCCCATTCAGTAGATGATAATCATTGGATTGGTAAACAATTATTAGCTGAAAAGCTTTATGAGTTATATAATCATGACGCCGGTAAATTATTAGTGCTCGGCGGGTGGTATGGGATGATGGCTTATCAATTACGTAAACAGTGGCCGGAAAAACAAATGAATATAGAATCTACTGATATGGATCCTATGTGTGAAGAATATGGATATAAACTATTTCATGATTATGACATAGGGTTCTCCACCCTCAACATAAATGACTCTTTTATTATACCACAATATACAGGGATTGTAAACACCTCTTGTGAGCATATGGAGCAAAAAGATTTAAATAATATTATTAAATCTAAAGATCCTGACTGTTGGGTTGCATTTCAATCTAACGATTATGTAGATCTAGATTCACATGTTAATTGCTATCCTACAGCCGAGTTATTTGCAGATAGTTTAGATCTTAATTGGGTGGCTGATATTGATACAATAGACTTAGGTGATTTTAAGAGGTTTACTGTCATTGGAAAATAAAGTAGTATTCAGTATTTTTATTGATATTCCAGAAGACCGTTTAGATAATCCTGGATGGTACGATCAAGGTAAACAAGTTATAACAGACAAAAGTAAGCAAACAAAACTTGCATTGCTTAATAATGCTGAATTAGTAACTGAACGCCAAAAGCAATATGCAAATGATATTGGTGCTGACTATATACTATTTGAATATGATAGTACATATAAAAAGTTCTTTAATGAAATAAAAAATAGGTTTACAGAGATCTCAGAGTATGATATAGTAAACTTCTATAAACATCGCGTTATGCGAGATATGGCGGACCAGTACGAGTACGTCTGCTACTTAGATTTCGATGTTGTACCAAATACTACTGACTGTATTTTTGAAGCGCATAACGTCGATACAATGATGGCTGTTGCAGAATCTAATCGCCTCGCAATTCGCGGTAAAGTCATGAAAGCAAAGGATTACAATCTTTGCATTCGTAATCCTGCCACAAAATATTGGAACACCCATGCCATGTTGATGGAAGAAGGCTTTGATCCTGAAAATAATGTATTCAATACAGGAATTATGGCAGCGTCGTCAGAGGTAATTAAGCAACTAGATTATTTTAAAAACTTTGATTATATTATTAATCTTATGACTGAAGTAAAACATGACGAGTATTCTCTCTATCCTGAAAATATTCAACGTGTATTTAATTATGATAATGAGACCGTGTTTTCATTTTGGGTTAAGTCACGAGAAATACAAATTCAATATATGAAAAAAGAATGGCATTGGCTTGTCGACGAGTTAGTTTCAGATCCAAATCAAATGGATCCAAAAGCTAAACTTTATCACTTCATCAATAAGAAAATGGAGTGGATAAGAGATATAAATAAGAACAAATAACCTAAGAGTGTTTGTTACATGGCCCAATATGAAGAACTGTCAATAGACAAAGGATCTGACATTACCCTGAAACTCGAGTTAGAGGATAATCAGGGTAACGAAAAAGATCTTACGAACCATACTGTTGCTGGCAAGTTAAAGAAAAGTTATAATACTTCTGACAGCGAGGCGGTTTCATTTACTACAGAAGTTGAAGCTCCTGCTACTGCAGGTGTTGTTAACCTTACTTTGAGTAATACGCAAACTAGCACTCTCAAGGCTGGTAGATATGTATATGATGTAGAGATTTCTTTCGTTGATAGTGATGCAAGTACAGTGGTTGAAAGAATCCTTGAAGGCTCAATTACCGTTACGCCTAGCGTAACATAACCTTAAGGAATTCACATGCGCGTTGTTGTTGGTCAAAACACAATCGTAAAAAAGATAACTGTTGGAACTCCTTTACGGGTTGGATCCGCAGCTAACGGATCACTAACTGGTTTAGATGATGTTAATGGCTCAGTTAATCTTTCTGACGGTACAATTCTACAATATGACAGTGCATCTGGAAAATTCCTGCATGTTAGTGCTGCATCAATTACTGGCAGCGGGCTTACTGTACAAGATTCTGGCGGACTAGGATCTCTTGCTTATGATTCAAATTTAGCAATACTTACATACGAAGGTCCTTCTTCCGATAGTATTCATTCGCTGTTTAATGCAACGTACGATTCATCTTCATTAGGAACTTTATCTTATACTGATGGTACTGTTAGACTTGAAGGTCCAACACAATCGCAGATTAGAGCACTGTTCAGTGCTGGAAACGATTTAACATATAACGCAGTAACTGGTGAATTTTCTGTAAATGTACCAGATACATCTGCAGCATTCGATTCTAATTTTGCATTAAAAACTACAGATGATCTAACTGAAGGTTCTAGTCTTTATTTTACTGATTCCCGCGGTCGTGCTGCTATTTCTGCAGTTGATAACGGCGGGTTTGGATCGTTAACTTACAACAATGTAACCGGTCAAATCACCTATAATGGACCGTCAGTATCTGAAACACGTAGCGTTATTAACGTCGGTGACAATCTTGGTTATGATTCAGCTACTGGTAAAATTACCTTTACAGGATCTTTAGGCGGAACTTATACGGATGCGGATGCCCGCGGAGCTATATCAGTTATTGATAATGGCGGCCAAGGTTCTTTATCATATAATAGTGCTTCCGGTCAAATTACATATCAGGGTGCAAGTGACTCTGCTGTTCGAGGATTAATCACCGCTACAGGTGATATAAGCTATAATCAAAATACCGGAATAATTAGTTTTACTGAACGTACTGATGCTGAAGTACGAGGCTTATTTAATGTATCCGGCGATCTAGGATATGATACCGCTACAGGCGTTTTCAGTGTTGATTTAGGTTCTGTTGATGTTACTGACTCTGCGGTTACTAGAGCACTACTATCTGTAACAAATGATAGTGGTGATTATGGATCGCTAGCCTATGATAATACAACTGGCCAATTTACATTTACAAGAGTAACAGACTCAGATATTCGTGGATCTATATCTGCTGCGAATAGCGGAGGTGGTTTCGGATTTATAACATTTGATCCGACCACTGGCGTTATCGATCATACAGGCGTGCAACAAGCTGAAATCCGTAGTCAGTTTTCAGCTGCCGGAGATCTATCATATGATTCTTCTATTGGTCAATTTAGTATTACAACCGGAGTACACTACGAGGATTCAGATGCTAGGAATGCTATATCTGTTAATTTTATCGGTGATACTGCTTTCGATTCTAGCCCATATGGCGGGGCTTCTTATAATGCTTCTACCGGTGTACTTACTATTAATGGTACTACTGATTCGAACATTAGGAACTCCTTAACAGTTGAAGATTCTGGTGGGCTTGGTTCACTCAATTATTTTGTAAAACAAGGTAGAATTGTTTACAAAGGACCTGATGTAGCAGATGTAGCAGGTCTTCTTTCAGCAAATACTGATTCCCTATCTATGGGTCAACTCACGCTTGACTCGTCCACTGGCCAGTTTTCGTTTATATTAGAAGATGATAGCGTACGTTCGTTGTTCAGTGTGGTGTCCGATGACGCCGGCGGAACAAGTTTAACATATGATTCTGCTACTGGCCAGTTTACGTATAGCGGTCCTAGTACCTTTGATCTAAGATCTTTTATTAGTGTAAGAGAATCCGATAATACGGGTGACGGTACTCTCACGTACGATGAATCGACTGGTGTATTCTCTTTTGTTGGGCCTTCTCCTGCAGAAGTACGAGCTCATTTTGAAGGTGGTCTTGGAATTGACTATAATGAAGCTAGCGGCACGTTTAGATTAGATAGCTCAGCTAATATCGTAACAGGTAGTATTGTTACAGGCCAATTAACAGTAACTGATTCTGCCGTTATTAATCAAGCTACAATTTCAAATAGATTATTTGTCGATAGTATTTCTTCAATTGATAGTACAGATAGACTAAACATTTCTTCTGGAGAAATTAATCTAAAATCTAGTAGAATTTTACTTGATGCACCGTTTTTGCATGCCACTGATAATAGAATTATCTTTTCAGTAAATGATAGTAATGTTGATAATTTAAACGGCGGCGGTTTTCTTCTTGGCGGTGGCAGCAACATCAAATTTATGCTGTATGATAAAAATACCGATCAATTTGAACTTAATACCGGATTAGCAGTTGCTGGCAATTTAACTGGGCCGACCGTTGATTCTATTAATAAGCGGATAGATGAACTACCTGACTCGGCTCAGATGAAGTCAATACTATCTCCTGGTCCTGGACTAGCATATGATAGTATAAACGGAATATTTAGAATTCCATCATCTGGTGCAAATGCCGGAATATATGGTAGCCCAACCCTTGTTCCGCAAATTACCGTTGATTCTCTTGGAATCGTTGATAGTATTAAAAACATTGCTATTGCAACTTTAGATAGTGTATCTTTTGACTCTTCCAGTGGGATTCTTACATTATCAACTGCTACTGGCGACTTAAATCAGCGCATTTTAGCACGTAAAGACTTTAATGCCGGCTTAGGTTTAGATTATGAAGATTCAACGGCAACGTTTAGAATTGATTCGACAGCCGATATTACTTTAAGTTCTGCTGCTGTTAAGCATATTGATTACGACGTAAGTTACGCAGCGCCTTGGAAAGAAGGCCGTGTATTTTATGATAGCGATGCAAAGGCTATCTCATACTATAATGATAAAAATGATGTTACAATTAACGTCGGTCAAGAATTTGTTGTAAGAGTTTACAACGATACTGGTACACCTTTCTATAATGGACGTGCTGTATACTTTGACGGTCGAATGGGTAATACGCCGACTATACGACTATCAAAAGCCGATGCTGCTTCAACAGCAAGAGTTGATGGTGTTCTTACATCTACGATTCAGCCTGGCGGTTTTGGTTATGTTACTCAAAGCGGTTTTGTTAATGGAATTAATACTACTGGACTAAGCGAAGGTTCAGAGCTGTATCTTGCTACAGATTCAAATGGTGGGTTTACTACAACAGAACCTAGTTCTGCATCAGCATATCCGTTTCATATTGGTAGAGTAATAACTGAAGATTCAACTTCAGGTCGAATTCTTATTGACCGTTACTCAGAATTTTTTAATCAGTTAAGAGTTGCTGAGCAATTAAAAGTTGATTCATACGCAGATATTCCAATAGTAGAAGCCGATCGTATTGCGTTTGATACTACTCGCTTTACAGATGTAGATGTTCCTAATAACCTTCCATCATTTAGAGAAGGTAACTTATTCTATTTCCAAGGGCCTGACGCCTTAACATATTCTAACGCAACTATGAATATCAAACTTGGTCAGGATGAAGTTGTTAGGGTTTATAACAATACTGGTACCGCAATCGCAAAAGGCAAAGCGGTCTATATTACTGGTGCTACAAACGATTTTCCAACCATTGCATTAGCTCAATCAAATAATTTTGAAACGGTTTATGAAACGCAAGGTTTAACTTCTCATGCAATCCCCAGTGACACATACGGTTATGTCACAGTTCGTGGTTTATATGGCGGATTAAATACTTCCGCATTTAATCCTGGCGACGTTGTACACGTTTCTCCAGACTCTGCTGGTGAGCTCGTTAATTACAATCCCCAATATCCTAACTATCCTTTTGAAGTTGGTGTTGTTCTTGTAGCTGATTCGGCAACAGGTGGCAATGTTGGTGGTTGTATTCAGGTTGGACTAAAAGCTGAAGTCTTTGAGAATATTAGAGTCCAAGGTAACGCGCGATTTGATGCTGATGTTACTATCGCTGGTAACCTTAACTTACTTGGAACTGAGACACAAACTCAGGTTGCTAACTTAGCAGTTTCCGATAACTTTGTATTCCTTGCGGCTGGTGATACTGTCACAGCCAATGCGCTAGATTCTGGACTTGATGATCTGTCGTTAGTGGGTACTTACACAGGTGATTCTGATGTTGCTTATTACTTAAAAATAACTAGCGCTGACTCGTCAGGTGACACACTTGTTTGGTCTTTTGATTCAGATTTTACAACTCTCCTAAACTTTGAATCTGATGGCGGTCCTTCTTCGTGGAACCTATCAACTAACGGACTAACTGGTGATCTTAGACACGGAATTAGCTTTAAGTTTGAAGCTGCAACAGGTCATGATGTAAATGAAAGATGGAGTGGTACCGCTGCTCCTTCTAACCTTGATCTTGGTCTGATTGGTAATTATAATCCACCGAATGGTCCATTTGCAAGAGCTGGTGCGTTTAGAGATAACGCTGACGGAAGATTTAAATTCTTTGATGGATACACATCGACTATCGATGCTTCTATCAATACTTCAGATTCATCATATACAGATGCTAATATTCAGTTTGGTACTGGTTATGGTAATATTGTTGGTAATGTAACAGGCAATGTTACGGGTCAAGTTTCAGACTTATCTAATCATAATACATCTAATTTACCCGAAGATCCATCAGCTGATTCGGCTAGCGGTACTCAATACTTTACTGCGGCTAGAGCAAGATCAGCTATAAGCGTTATAGACGGTGGCGGAGACGGATCACTAATTTACGATTCTATTGCTGGTTCGCTAACCTATAATGGACCATCTGAAGCAGAATTTTTCCAACACTTTAAAGACAATGAAGACAGCCTTGGAGATCTTACATTTGATTCTGCTTATGGTTCAGTCGGAGGATTTAAACTTCATGAACGCCATATTACAAGGCATGAAGAAGTCTTTGCAGATTCTTGGGTAAATACGTCAGAATATTTCTTAGTATATAGTGGAACAACTGGTGGTCAACTTAGAAAAGTTAGAGCAGACACTTTAGCATCAACTCTCGGTGGCGGTGGCGGTGGTGCCGGCGGCGGATTATTTGGTTACATTAATATGTAAATTTGTAATTCAGATTTATATAAATAAACAATAAAAGATTCAGTAGGTAAAATGGCAGCAGTATTCGAAACCAGTTTTGTTAAAAATGTAGGAAGTACAGAACAAACTCTGTACACCGCTCCTGCAGGATTGACTGGCCGACATTTAATTGTTAGTATGATGACAACCAATATTTTTGGTTCGGCATTGCCTATTACTGTTAAATTAGTCCGTGGATCTGATATAATTTATATGGCATTTAATAAAAGAATTCTACCAAATGACACCGTTGACTTACTTATAAATAACTCTAAAGTAATGGTAGAAAATGGAGATTTAATTAAAGTATCAGCTCCATTAGATAATGCATTTAGTATTATCATGACCGTTGTACAGGAAGTTGAAACATGAGTTCTTATGGTCACGATAACGAAGGTGGAGTTTATACTGGAACTTCTTTTTCGGATAAAACTTCTTATGGCTTTAAACTTGACAGCGTAGGCCATTTAGACATTGAAGTAATTAAACCACACGATAGCGATACGGTAAAATTACCTTCGGCTAACCATACTGCATACAGATCCTATGTTGATTCTACAGCAACGGATTCTAACGTAACATTTATGCATCCTGACGACTACAAAGCACATTTTTGGTCAGTAGATGCAATTACATTTCGATTTAATAACAATACCGGCCATATAGAAATGGTTGTGTATTAATGATCCGGAGACACTAGTCCTATGGCAACAATAATTGATTTAGGTAAAATCAGATTCGAATATCAAGGAGTTTATAGTGGCTCTAAGGTATACGAATGGAACGACGTAGTAAAATACGGTGGTAACGTATACGTATACAAATACGGTACGGCGTTATCAGGTAACGTACCAACCAATACTACGTATTGGGATCTGATGATGGAAGGCTTCAATTTTGAAGGAGTCTATAACGCTGCTACAACATACGTGATTGGCGACGGCTTTTCATATGGTGGTACCGTTTATGTTGTTACTGCCGATACGGTTACCGGGGTAACACCTCCTAGCTTATCGCATTATTCAAAGTTTGTTGACGGTCTTCAATATGAAGGTGTATGGGATAGCGCATCAGCTTATCAACTATCTGATATTGTTACTCACGGCGGTACCTCTTATGTTGCCAAAAGAGATACTACTTCTGAAGTACCAAGCGCGGTAGATTCTGCATGGGATGTGTTTTCATCAGGTCTTCAGGTTGAAGGAACATATAGCGCTGCCGCTTCATATCAAAAAGACGATATTGTAACTTACGGTGGTACAACTTATAAGGCTTTACAAGATGTTAGCGGTACGGCTCCGAGCCAAGGTAGTCCAAACTGGGAACAATTTGTTGGTGGCTTTGATCTAAAAGATTCTTTTGATAGCGCTACTGCATATGTCAAAAATGATATCGTAAGATTTGGTGGAAATCTATATAAAGCTAAAGGCGATATAACCGGAACTCATCCAATTAACACCATTTATTGGGAATCTTTCCTAGATGGTCAATCATTTGTAGGTAATTATGACGCCGCAAGAAAATATTATCCAGGTGAAGTAGTTCTTGCTGGTGGTCAACTTTATCTTGCCTTGTTAGCTTCTACAGGTTCTACCCCATCCGCTACGCCAACTGCATGGCGCATATTAATTGATAGTGTTAGTAATGGTGGAACATGGGCGACAGCGCAAACTTATTTGCCTGGCACGTTGGTAAAATACGGTGGTACAACATATATCGTAGAACAAGCTCACACTTCAGGAACTTTTGCAACCGACTTAAGTTCAAGTAAAATTGTAGCGTTTGCTGAAGGTGTTCGAAATAGAGGAACTTGGGGACAATCCACCCTTTATGTTGTAAACGATATTATTCAATCTGGTACATCATCGTACATTGCGCAAAATACTCATACGTCGACGTCTAACTTTGCTAATGATGAGTCAGACGGTAGATGGACAGTCTTTGCTGCTGGTGGTTCAGGAGCTCTTCCTACAATTACAGCGGGTGATGTTGGTAAATCTATTGTTGTTAAAAACGATGCGTCAGGCTTTTTGTTAGACTATACTGATAACTCACCAAATACTTTTTATATATCTCCGGATGGAATCGATAGTGCGTCTTCAGGCGTATCAAAACAAAAACCATTTGCATCTGTACGTTATGCAATGGATCACATTACTGCAAATAAAAATGTAGATTCAACTGCGGTGGTTCATATTTCCGAAGGATCTTACGAAGAACAGCTTCCTATTACAATTCCAACAAATGTTACTGTGATGGGCGCTGGCCAACGTAACTGCTTTATTAAACCACAAGCTGGCGATGAACAAGAAACCATGTTCTTATTGAACAATGGTGTCTTAATGAAAGAGCTTGTTTTATCTGGACTAACTGGATTTATTCCAGATTCTAATGGACCAGATCACATTGAAACAGCTACAGTCGGTGGTGTATTTTTACGACTAGATCCAGCTGCGGTAATTACAAAATCTCCTTATATCAAAGAATGTTCTGCCTTTTCAACCGGAGGTATTGGAGCAATTGTTGATGGTGGTTTGAATAACGATCCAAATAACAATGGATCAATGGTATTCCACACATATACACAAATTCATGACGGCGGTGTTGGTTTCTGGGTACGAAGAAATGGTAAAGCTGAGATTGTATCATGCTTTACTTATTATTGCGATTTTGGATATGCAACATCGGACGGTGGATTTATTCGTGCTCTAAACGGTAACAACTCTTACGGTCGTTATGGCGCTGTTTCATACGGATTCGATTCTACAGAAACAACAAACAACGGTAATGTTCGTGGTTATAGCTTAGACTATCAGGATGGTACAAATCTAGGAGGAGACTTTGCAAACAATGCAATTATTAAATCTCCAGATCGTTTAAAACAAGTATCATTCTTAACTAGATCTAGCCCCATTCGTATTGGTACAAAAGAACCTCACGGTCTTTCAGACGGTCATCTCATTCGAGTAGATCCTCAACTTCCTGCTTCTTGGGCTTCATTTGATGAAACTACAGAATATTATGCCGATATAATTGATTCAAATACAATGGATCTTTACACTAATACTGGATTGTCAAATCCGGCAGATGGTACATCGATTGGTGGAAGATCGGTCACGAACGTTGGTATTACAGATATTACTCGTTCAAATCCAATGACTGTAACTGTAGCATCTCATTCGTTTGATAGCTGGGATCTTCTACGCATTCAAAACGTTGGCGGAATGACGCAGGTTAATAACCAGCACTTTAGTGTTCATGATCATACGTCTTCAACCATTAATTTGCGTGAAGCTGAACATAGTCATATTACGGTTGCAAAAACCGGTGCAGACTATACTTTGACTGGTACAATTGGCGGACAATCATATTCGGCTTCAGTTGAACCGAATGCTACACTTTATCGTGGTTCTAAATATCTATTTGATATTGATTCATCAGTTAGTGGCGCATTCTATCTAACTACAACAGATTCGACTGGATGGTCAGCAGTTTCTTATAGCGGCGAATATACAACTGGCGTTAGAAATTCAAGAGCAACAGCAGGTAACCGTATGGTTATTGAAGTTGACAGCTCTGCTCCAAATACTCTTCACTATGCAAATAGCGGAACTGGAACACTACATGGTGAATTTACGATTGTAGATCCATCGGACGTAAATGCTACGTCATATTCAGTATATACATCTGGTGGTACTCTAAGACTTACTGACTCAGGTGATGACCTTGACTCGGCACAAATCTTTGCGGTTGGGCCAAGAGCTACTGTAATTAATCATCAGCCAGGTGCAAATAAAATTATTATCGATAACATTATCGGCACTGGATTTATTGATGGTGACTCTATTGAAGATAGCGCAGGAGTTGTATCAGCAATTCTATCAGATAGCGATACTGCCCACGATCAATATGGATTTACTATGGCGTTTGACGGATTTACTGCCGCTAAGCCAAGACCAGGTGGATCATTAGAATTTGTTGGAAACTTAGGAGATTCAGGTTACGATTCAATCGGAAGCTACGTTATTCAAACTGTCACTGATTACGACTCGGCTACTGGTAATGTTCTGTTAGTCTTTGCTCAAGAGAAAACTTCACAAAGACCTGCTGCTGAAGGACAACAAGTAAAAATCAGATATAACTATTCACAAGCAAGACTTACAGGTCATGACTTCTTGAATATTGGTACTGGTAATAAAACACAAACAAATTATCCTGGAGATCCAAACCAACAACCAGCACAAGCTAATGAAGTGGTTGAATTGGCTCAAGGCCGCGTTTACTACGTATCTACTGACCAATCTGGTAACTTTAGAGTTGGTAATTACTTTAGAATTGATCAGGCGACTGGTCGAGCAACATTGGATGCATCGGCATTTGACCTTTCAGGTTTGACATCATTGAGACTTGGTTCGATTGGTGCTCAGCTAGGTGCTTCTATTAACGAATTCTCAACGGACGGCACATTATCTGGTAATTCAACCACGGCCGTACCTACAGAGTCAGCAGTTAAGACATACGTGGATACAAAGCTTGAAGGAGCATCCTCATTGTCCTTACCCGCAAACGCTAAATCCGGTGCATTAGCCACAGAGCTATTCATGGGATTTAATATCTATGATGTAACAAAAAATGATGGTAAAAATCTTAAATAAATAGAGATAACCACAGTAAAAGGAAATAAAAAATGGCAAGTATTGATACAGTCAGAAATGCGTTGCTTGATAAGATTAATACGTCTATTACTTCTGCGACCCCAGAACAATTAGCGTATCTTACTAAAGCAGCAAATGGTATCGAACAATCGACTTCATGGTCAACAGATGCTGTTGACTTTAACGCTGATAGTTATGGTGGACACTTTGTAAACACAACTTCAGCTGCAGTTACTGCAACACTTCCATCAGTGAGTGGAAACGTTGCTGGCGATGGTAAAATTACTTTTGTTGACCTTGCGCAAAACTTTGCAACAAATAACTTTACAATTTCTCCTGCAACCGGTGAAAAAATTCTTGGTCAGGACAGTGATATTCTAATTAATACTCAAGGTATTGCTGTACAGATTGTATGGTCTGGTGATACTTATGGATGGCAATTTGTCGTTCAAGGATAAGTAATAAATTAATTTAGGAACACATCATGGCTAAAAATTTATCAAGATATGTAAAAAGCTTCTCTTCTGGGGGGAACCCATTGCCATTTAAAGACCAACATATCTTTGACTGGGTTCCAACCGCCATGGGGCAGTGCGCGTGTAATCATGGCGCGAATTGGACATCTTGGTGCGTTCCACCTGGAATTTCAACAGCAACATTTCATATTTGGGGGGCTGGCGGATATGTGGGCGGCGGAACTGGATGTGGTGTAGGTGTTCCTAGTAGCTCTGGAGCTTATGCATATAAAACCGTAAGTGTTACTCCAGGCGACTGTTACGCGATTCATGGCGGAGTGAAAAGATGTTGCCATACCTATGATGCTACTTGGTTAGCTGGAGATATTAGAGATTCCGCGCATGGCGACACGTATGTTATAGGAACTGGCTTAACTAATTTTTGTGCACAATCTGGTTATCATTCCGGATACGTGTGTTGCGATACACTTGGTTTTGCTGCTAGTTTATTTGATAGTGCAACTCCATATTACGGAAACGGTGATTCTGCTGGAGGACCTAATAGGGCTTGTTACTATGGAGCAGAAAATGGACTTCGTGGCGAAAAAGGGTACTTAACAACTAATAGTCTAGGTATAGCTACATCCCTTTGTAATTTTCGGTTTTGGGCACCATTACCAGGATGTAATGTTTATGGTAAATTAGGTGGTCATATTCAAGTTGCAGCTTGTTGTAACGATGTTTCAGCACAGATCATGTACCGCATGCTTGGTATGAATATGGACCAGGGGATGTGCATCGCAACGGGCCTTGAATCCGCTATCCCACAAAATTGGGAGATGGCTGGAATGGGCTCGCCTGGGTACACAATTTGCGCCGGCACCACAAAATGCGGGCACCTAAACGAAGCGGGCAAAATTAGAATTTTATTCAGTTAGTAGGAACTATGGCGAAAAATATAACACAATTTGCGCCGGGCATGGCTGGCGAGGTAACTCTAGGTCTTGGCAGCTGGCAGGTTCAGACGTTTAGAGCTGGGAATGGATGTCACAACGGTGTAGGCCCGCGTACCCCTAATTATGGTGGGCATGGATATAAGTGGACAGTTCCTACCGGAATCACACAAGCTAAATTCTTTTATGTGGCTAACGGATCTAGTACAGGTGGTACTAACTGTTGCCAGACCAGTGTGCCTGGCAATTCAGGTTCTTCAGGAATATTGGATGTAGATGTTGTAGCAGATGAAAAATGGTGCTTCTGTATCCGCGCCGGTGGCTGTTGTGTTGCAACTGATAATGGTCAACAAGGCTGCCAGATTGAAATATATAACGATACTAATAGTGAGCTTGTTTTTAAGGCTGATGGCGCGGCATGCACGAGATCATGCTGTAATATGCAAAACCAAAGCAATTGTTTCTGCCACTGTTGGGGTGATATCAGCAGCACGACCGCGGGTAGATGTTGGGAGCCAGACAATCAGATATCCAATATAAGCGTATATGGGTGTCAGGCATGCTCTATAGCCACTACTAAAGGAGCTATTTTTGATTCAGACGCAAACGTATTTAAATCACGCCCAGGTTTTGTCGTTACAGCATGTTGTGCGAGCCCGCCAAATACGTTGTGCGGAACTAGTCATTTTGCAGATCTCAATCATTTTAAAACTAATTTATCACACTATGCCGGCGCGCCGATGACCAAAACAGACAACCAACATGGCGGGACCACAACATGTGGTTTCATGAGAATGTTTGGGGGAACAAACCCATCCTTTGGTATGGGCGGAATTTGTACGGCCGGAACTGGCGGATTTCCGGCGGTTGCCACGGGTGGCAACTGTTATTGCGGTGGGCCGGGGCAGCCTGCATTCATTACTATTTGGTATAAATAGTGCTAGGAAAAGTAGGATAATATGGCTAAAACATTACAATCTCTAATTAATTTGGCACCTTCCCAAGTTGCCGAGACCGAGGTGAAAGTTCATTGGTTTACTAATCAGAAAATCGGCACCGGTGTGGACTGGATCACGCGTCATGGATCTTCCGCAAATGCGGGTGGGACTAAAGACGTTTGGATAGTTCCTCCGGGGACCTCAGAAATAACTGTCCATGCATGGGGAAGCGGAGGCGTTGGAGCCGGCTCACATTGTTGTATGCAAGGTTTTCACGCTGGTGCTGGAGCGTATGCATATAAGAAAATAACAAGCGGGTTTTCAGCAGGTGACAGATATGTTTCATGCTTAGGTGATGTGCAAACATTATCTTGCTCCACCTCAGCCGCGCATTTCTGTTGCCCTCCGGGAACGGCTGCGGAAAGCTGGGACGCCACGGCCGCCAGTTGCACTTGTTATATTATGGCAGGATGTAAAGGTATCACTGCTTATGTAACTGGCCCAGGTCTTACAAACTTTTGTGCTGAAGGCGGGAATCCTGGCTTTACGGCTCAAGCGCATATCAGAGGTGGCTGTGCCCGGCTTTTTGACGGCCCCAATGGTGGCCGCGGCGTAACATTCGAACAGGATGCTAGGGTTAGGGCTTGTGATATGTTAGACAGAGATCCTAACGATAGCGATAGTTCTAGATTTAGAACTGCTTGTTACTATGGAGCAGATGGCGGGTCAAGAGGACTACATTCTGAATGGCAGCACGGTTGTTGCGGCTGCTTCGAAGCTAACTGTTGTAATGAATCCAGCTTTATTCACTGGATTGCAATGCCTGGCGGGAAATGGTGGATGGGAACTACACTAAATAGTAAGTATGGATATCATGTAGGCAATCACTATCGGAATTGCGTTAACACCTCCTTCGGAATGTTTGGGCCGCACGGTACCGCTGAACGGCAGATGATGATGGGCTCAACAGTAGCTAACAATCAATTTGATAATGGTGGTGCTATGATAGGTGTTGGTGGGGCAAGTTCATGGACATGTGGCGGAACATGTTGCTGTGGCGATTATGGTGGTATGGGCCTAGTGGCTATCACGTATAAATAGGAATTAGTATGGCTAAGAATCTAAACACTTTTGTAAAATCTATAGGCTCATCGTCGGTCGACGTTGCTGGTCTAGTTCCTTATTGTACATGGGATTATGTTCCAAGAACACGTTTTAACGAGGATCGGTCATGTGTGAATTTTACACATGAGCAATTCTTTTGCGTGCCTGCAGATATCTGCTGTGTAAAGTTTGAGATATGGGGCACAGGTGGCGCGCCGGGTGGCGGATGCAATTGTATGTACTCTGGACCTGCCGCGGCTGGGGCGTATGCATATAAATATTTGACTGTTACTCCAAACACATGTTATAGAACTCATACTGCTTGGCAATATTGCTGTTATCCTCCAAATGGAGGATCTGATACGACAAAATCAACGCCATGTAACAATACCAATCGCCACACTTGGATTACTGGCACAGGGTTGACAAATTTCTGTGCTGAACACGGATGCTCATCTTCTGTAGTATGTTGCAATCTTGCGCCAGCAGATGGATCAAAACAATATATGTTCCAAGATAGTGAAAATGAGGGAGCAAGATATTTTGGCGCTGACGGAGGCACTAGAGGGCATCCTGGATTTATTCAGTTGATCGACTCAGCCCTTGATCAAACGAATTATAACTATTATAGACAAGGTATACCTTATCCAGGTGGGCTTTGGAATAAAAGAGGTGGCCATTTAATAGGACATCTTCAGCTGAGTAGTACTAATATATGTTGTGGGGGATCAGGCCCTACTGATGGTATTCTTTCAGACTTCTATGGTTCTTGCAACTCCGAAAGCGGCAAAGTGTTTATGGCAGGTTGGGGTAAACCAGGTGTAGCACATTGCGGTGGAAACTCGGCTTGTGGCGGATATTGGAGTCCTGGAAGAATTAGGATAACATACAGCTGCTGTAATACTTTCGAGGATGGAACCTAATGGCAAAAAATTTATCGACATTTCAACCTGGGTCTATAACGGCAACGTCTGACTTAAAATATAAGACTATAGTATATACTGGTCCGTACGGACCAGATATGAATGGCTGCGCCGGCGGTACAGACTATGGCCACCAACACTATCATATGGACAGGAAGCGCCATACGTTTTGCGGCGGGAGTATGAAAAAGGGTAAACTCGAAGATGGTGGCACCGACATATATATGTTTGGCGGCGGTGGGCCATCAGGCGGCACATGCTGTTGCCAACAAAGCTCATCTGGTAGGTCTGGCGGCGTTGCTAAATATTCTCCTCAATGGGTTGGAGATAGTGATCATCTATTCATTTGCGTTTCCAGTGGTTGCGGTTGTTGCACCCCGGAGTGCAATGGAAAATGTAGCGGTCATACTAATGTACAGCATAGATCTGGTGGTGCTGGTGGAACAATTATTAACTGTATAAAGACTGAAAGCGGATGTGGCGCTGCAGGTGTCTGTACTTATGGTTATAATCCATGCTGTAATTATGGCGCACTTGGCTCAAGCGGTGCTGCGCTTCATCCATCTTGTCGTGGATGTACTATGGCGACTTGCCACTCATCCTGTTTGGAAAACCCAACGCCCGCTGAAGATTATGGGTACGATTGTGTGTATTGTAAGGCGTCTTCTAACTATGGCTTCGAATCTGGATCGTGTATTAACCGCTGTGACAGCGGCATTTGTGGAAAACCCATGTGGTCTTCATTTGGTAACTGGAAGCAATCTGGTTATAGAAGTGGTTCAGTAATGATAAGAATGACTGATTTCTGCGAGCAAGGAATGGGTGGGTTCTCTCATCGGAACACATACTGTTGCGATTATGGTGGTCGGTCGGAGTATTCAGGTTATATGATGCAGGGGATGAGCCTTCCATCAGCCCAAACGTGTGGTGGCGCGTGCTGCTGCGGCGCCCCTGGATCCTCCCCGCTGCAAATAATTAGATTTCATGAGGATGAAGCATAATGGCTAAACAACTACAATCATTCTTAGGTCAATATTCTGCGGATCAACCTAATATCAACGCCGCTGATGATGATGTGAATGACTTCTTTTTTAAAGTTAGAAGCAACGTCGAGGGACAGTATTGTACCGCGATACGGTCAGATGCACTTTGCCCCGAACTTTATTTTAAGTATAAATGGGAAGTTCCAGTTGGAACTAGCAGAGCAACATTTCACCTGTGGGGTGGCGGCGGCATGGGTGCTGGATCCAATCTCTGCTCACAGGGTTTGGGTGGAGGATCTGGAGCTTATGCCTATAAAGCCGTAGATGTTACTCCAGGTGACGTATACACCTTGTGTTTTAATGGTGTAGAAAGACACTGTTGCACACGCACATTCTGCGCTGATGGCACAACAGTGTTAACTGACCAAGGCTTAGGATTTGTTAGCCGCGGTACGCGGGGGATGAAAACATATGTTACAGGAACAGGCCTCGACAATCTTTGCGCCGAGGGCGGAAACCCTGGAGCTGCTGTCTGTTGTGGTTGGGCATCGTCAACTTATGGTCAAGGGTATCATACCGCAAATACCTGCTTTGCTTGCGTTACAGTTAGAATGGATTGTATGTTAGGCAGATCCACGACAGATAGTGATAACGATGTATTCGCTCCAGCAAAATACTATGGTGCTGATGGGGGAAGTAAGGGTATATACGCATGCCATCAAACATCATGTTGTGGGACATCGTCCGGCATTGACGCGTCGCGTTGCGGCGATAAAGAATTTGTTCCCTACCCCGGTGGCCTTTTTAAGTTGCCTGTAATGGGTCATATTGAAAAACCTTCAGTAAATGGTGGTCTTGTTGCAATTAAATGGTGTAATACGATAGGCGGCGTGCACAACTACTTTCAATGTATGATGGTTGGATCAGGTATTATTGCGACGGGCGCGCCAAACCAGCAAGCTGTAGGTCAAGGTGGGTTTACACCTGCTACATGCGGTGGTACCTGTTGCTGTGGTTCCCGTGGTGGTCCCGGAATGATAAGAATAAGCTATTCATAAGGAAATAAAATGTCTAGAGTAACAAAAACTTTTACGTATAAAGTACCCGACGATTATACGCTACAAGAGGCAGAAAATGATTCCTCAGCTAGCTTTACATATCACGGGCCAAAATATCTTCACGTTCACCTATCAGATAATGGCATGATTCAATCGGTAGATGAAACAACGCTGGATGCATGGAATGCAGAAGATGCTAATGACCATGACCAATGCCTTCTATTGAATGCATTGGGTAATCCGCTGGAAGCCTCTATTCTTTGGGGAATGAGAGATTCAGATATTAGTGATCTTCCTCAAAAAGTAAAAACTGGTCCAGATGGTGTCACGTATTCGTATCCATGGCCCCTTCCACCTCATAAAGCATATCAAGCAGATGCTATGCGGTGGAATGAAGAAACTTTGTCATGGGTTAAACCTTATCCATGGCATACGACTTGGATGACGTGGAGCGGTATAGCTAATCAGGCAGATGCTGTGGTTAACTCTATTAATACGTGGTTAGCAGAAAACGATTCAGCAGGTGCTGATTCCGACATAGTCGCTGCATATAATTCGTGTAAAACGGAAGCTGAAAATAAAGTCGATGCTTGGCAAACCGCTGGATTACTTCCGCACGAGGTAGGGTTTAGGCTAACTCCTGGAGATTCCGATTCTCTTGTAGCCTCTCTTGCGGCAGCTAACGACAGCGCATAATAAAAATAATGGAGCTTTAGAAATAAGGCTCCATTAAATCATGTATATATAAGACATGATGATTAATTAATCATTCATTTATAATTTATTCTTGTGAGGTGCAAAATGACAAGATCAACCGCGTTCTTCGTGAACGGTGGAGCAGGACGTCACGTCTGCTCAATTCCAGCTTTAGAAAAATATGAAGTAGACAATCCAGATGATGATTTTATCATTGTCTGTGAAGGTGGCATGGACATGTACAAGGGTCATCCAACCTTACATAGGCGCGCCTTTGATAACTGGCATAAAGGACTTTTTGAAGATAAGATTAAAAACCGAACTTGTGTGTCTACCGAACCATATCGAGTGTGGGAGTATTATAATCAAAAAGCTAGCCTAGCGCAGGCGTTTGATATTCAAATTAATAATAAGGGTGTTCGAGATCTTCCAGCACCAAACCTTCATCTTTGGGCTGACGAACTCATCAGTGGAAAAGATATCATTGATGAAGTAAAAGAAAAAACTCAAAAGCAAAAGGTAATTGTATTTCAACCATATGGTCGTAGTACTCAGCCTATGGGAAACAAAGGTCAACAACTAATAGATAGTGGCGGGCGGAGTTTCTCAGTGAGTGATACTGTAAAACTTATTAAGAAGTTACAAAAGAAATATGCTATTGTTCTTATGAGTGAGTTCCCTACAGACTTTTCACAGTTTGGTATTACCGAGGCTGTTGCTCAACCAGAAGGCGCGCCCTTGCGGATTTGGGCAAGTGCAATTAAAGCCGCTGATGGTTTTCTTGGTTGTGATAGCGTGGGTCAGCATTTCGCGTACTCTTTAGAAACGCCAGCAGTTACAGTCGTTGGCGCAACATACCCAGAAAATGTAAGCTATGATGACAATGATATATTTCAAGTGTTAGACTTGGGAGCAGGTAAACGTCGATATGATCCGATCCGTATTTCTTTTGAAGAAGAAATTGGAAGATCACATGAAGGAGTTATGATGCTTTCTGATAAAGCGGTTGATGAAATTGCTAAAGAATTGGATATTGTTGTGAGCAAAGGTGCTAAGAATGGAAAATGATGTATGGATTGCAGGTATTGCTCGAGGTCACAATGCTGGAGTCTGCCTTCTGAAAAATGGCGAGATTGTATTCTCTATTGAAGAAGAACGCCTTTCACGTGCAAAATATGATGGTGGGCCATATGCAGGTATTGTTAAGATTCTCGATTATACAGATAAGCTTGATTATCTGGTAATTGCTCACACCCAATCGTTGCATGAAACTGCGGGTAAAGTTGACTTTAGTGGAGATGATGTATATACTGGCCTGTCGCGCAAACTAGGTCTAATCGATCGTCACGCTAGAGGCCCAAATCACCCGCAAGTAATTGATATGTCTATTATGCATCACAAGCTACATGCTGCTATAGCATTCTATCGCTCACCGTTTGATGAAGCTGTAGCTCTAATTGCTGATGGCGCAGGTTCGGTGATTCCTATTTCCAATCCCCAAGGTGGCGGGATTGCTATTTGGGAATATGAATCAATTATTAACTGTGAATATCCTGCAGCTTTTAAAACTTTATATAAGCATTTAGGTTGTAGAGATCCGCTTGTTGGCACGATGACCAAACTTGATAGTGAGATGTTTGGCGAAGAAGGCCAATTTGATGCTATGATTACTGACCGAGGGGGCTTGACTAAAGCCTATGAGGCTGTAACACAATATTGTGGATGGCAACCAATTGAAGCTGGAAAGACAATGGGTCTTTTTCCATATGGATCAGAAAATGAAAACTTGAAAAATCTGTTTGATCCACGCTCGCCGGTTCCAGGTGTGTTTGATCGTAATATGTTTATTCCCAATGTTCCTAATGGAGCTTTTGTAAATGAAGGTTTTTATGACTTCTTTCAAGCATCACAAGAAGATTGGGAAAATGTGCAAGGAGATGCTACTAAGCTAACCTGTCGTCGTGATATGGCGTATGCTATTCAAACTCAGACTCAAGATGAGATGGTCAAGCTTATTCGCAAAGCTGTTGAAATGTCTGGTCAAAACAACGTAGTGATTTCTGGTGGATATGGTCTTAATTGCGTAGCCAACTACCACTACCTTGAAGCTCTAAAGGATGAAGGTATTAACATTTATGTTGAACCAATTTCAAATGATGCTGGTACCGCTATGGGCGCTGCACTTATGTACTGGCACGCTCGTACAGATGATGAAACTAACCGTAAGCTAGACACTCTATATCTTGGCCCAGATCATCAATATACTACCGATGATGTTATGAATGCTGTTTCAAAATATGAAGAAGCTGAAGTGACAGATGCTACTGAAACAGACGTTGTAGATCTAATGACAGATAAGAACATTGTCACATTCTATCAAGGTCGTTCAGAAAATGGGCCACGTGCATTAGGTAATAGGTCTATTCTTTTCGATCCAACTTTTGAAGATGGTAAAGATTATGTTAATCTAGTTAAGGACCGTGAATATTTTAGACCGTTTGCTGGATCCATTCTAGCTGAAGATGTTCACGAATGGTTTGATCTTCGTGGTATGGATGAGACACCACATATGATGTATGCTGTCAACTGTCAACCTGGTATTGAAGAAAAGATTCCTTCTATTATCCACGTTGATGGAACATGTCGAATTCAGACTGTAACTGAAGAACAGAATCCTCTATACTATAAACTAATTAAAGCGTTTAAAGAAAAGACTGGTGTTCCCATTGTGTTCAATACCAGTTTTAACCTGGGCGGAGATCCACTCGTTGAGACAATCGATGATGCTATTATGACTCTTGTTAAATCAGATATTGAATATATGTATTTGCCAGAACACGGTAAGCTAATCAAAGTTCCTAACGAATAATACTAAGCACCTCAAACTCAAAAGGCGGCCCGTGGCCGCCTTTTTTTATGGAAGAGATATTGCAAACTCTAATAGATTATCAAACACCTTTGTTTTCTTTTTTAGCTGCTTATTAGAAAAGCTATCAAATTTCTTCAAGTCCTCAGAATACTGGCCTGTTCTAACTAAGACTGGTTTAAGCTTTCCTTTATTAGCCATTTTAGCATCGACGAGTCTATCACCCACATAATATCCACCTTTAGTAGGTACCTTAAATTCGTCGCGTAATCTATTAAACATCAGTGGCTTTGGCTTTGACCATGGATCATCCTTTGATTCAGATGTGTTATAGAGAATACCATCAATACTAGGACATCCAGCCTTTCCAAATAAGTCTAACATGAAAACATTCATATTTTCAACTTCTGCAATTGTAATTTCATTTTTAGAAATGCCTGGTTGATCAAAAACAATTGCTACTTTATATCCCTTCGATCTCAGCAATGAAATGGCTTGGATGGATCCTTCAATTGGAATGAATTGTTCAGGCGTTTTTACATTACCATTACACTCAATAATAACTCCATCGCGATCAATTGCAATAAGAGGTTTTGGGTATTTGGCATTAAGCTGTTTTCTATTCAGGTGTTGATCGGCCGACCCATTCTGTGGTTCTTGTGTTTGCTGACTCGTTGACTCACCCCACATATTAAACATTGTTAATATAATCCTCCACTCTAGTCCACTCAATATCAACATACTTCATTAGCTTATCGATATTAGCTTTAGTGAATTCTTGATAACTTCCACGCAATACATTTGGCATTGGGATTTGATTAATATATACATTGTGTTTCTCAGCAATAAGCTCACCTACGGTCTGGAAACTAACTGCTCTACCCGTACCAACATTAAAGATGCCGGACACGTCTTGCTCAATCATCTGTTCATGAACCTTACATACATCGTCGACACACACAAAATCTCGTTTGTATTTTTCAGAATCTTCAAATAGCATAATTGATTCTTCGGTTATAGCTTGCATAGTAAATTTTGTAATAGGAGAAGCTTGATTACCCTTTTTGATTTCATGTTTTCCATATACATTAAAGTATCGGAAGCCTTGGATATTAATAGGTAAAGGTAGGCTAATAGCTTCTTTCACAAACCTATCAATAAGATACTTAGACCACGCATAACCGTTCATAGGCATACATTCATCATCTTCATCGAATGTAGTACTATCCCCATACACAGATGCTGAAGATGCATATTGCAAGTCTATATTTTTTTCAAGACACTGTACAATAAGATCTGTGGTAAACTCATAGTTTTGCTCCATAAGTTTATCGGCATTATTCTCCGTGGTGCTGCTAATAGCGCCGCAGTGAATAACCAAATCTAAATCTTTAGGTAGAATAAACTCAGGGGTGTCGCCCCATTCCCAACCTTGAACATTATGCCCTTTTGATCTAAAGTAAAGCCATAAGTTTTTCCCGATGAAACCTCGATGACCTGTTATTAATATATTCATTGATATTTTCCATAGCTTCATTAAAATCTTTAGGATTTATTACATAGGTTCCAGATTTACTCACTGCTAATCCAGCCATTTTATTTGCCAGAATTACAGAGTCTTGAACTTCTAAGTTATTATATATCCCATATGCGAGTGCGGCAGTAAAGGTATCTCCCGCTCCAGTAACATCAAACACTTCTTGAGCAGTTGCATCATAGTGTTCGATAGAATCTCCAACGTATAGAACTCCTTCTGGTCCTAATGTGACAATAAAATGGTCAATTTCCAATTCATGTCTTAACCGTTGAGCTTCTGACATTAAAGACTTTGGATTTGTTTTCTTTCCAATATAGTCTTCAAATTCCTTAAGATTTGGTTTAAGTATGAAAGCACCTTTATATTTGTCTAATGAAACTTTTGGGTCAACAATGGTGCGCTTAGATTTTTTAATGATCGCTTGTGGATCTTTAACTGTTCCTTTATTGTAGTCTGATAATATGACCACATCATATATGTTTGGTACAAAGAATTTATCTTGTACATCATTTTCTTCTATTGTTTTTTCGGCATCAACCCTTGACATATATTGGGAGCCAGAAAAAATTCTAAGTTTATGCGGCATTTGTTCAGTAATCATTAGATTACCGGTAGCCTGTATCTCATTAAATATATATTCGTGTGCTGCGTCGTAATATCCGTTTAGAGTTACTTTCTTATTAAGAGAAAGTAAATTCATATAAACGTTGCCAGCGCCGCCTAAAGATATTTTTTTCTTATTAAGATTTACAATTGGTACGGGAGCCTCAGGCGAAATACGAGTTGTATCGCCATACCAATATTCGTCAATAATAATATCGCCTATTACATTTATCATATAAATACCACTTTACACATATTATGGAGTTATTTATGTCTCTTAAGAAGCTAACTGATTTAAATCATAAAAAAGCTGAACAATCTAAATGGGCTCAATTACTTGTTTCCGGAAATATGACCAATCATCAGTACGGACAATATTTATACAACCAGCTACAGGCTTATTCAGCTTTAGAAGCACGAGCCAACGAATTAAATCTATTTAATAAATATCCTGTTTTAAAGAGCATAGCTCAAGTTAATAAGTTTGCTGCGGACTTAAATTTTTTTAAGTATAATACAGGATTAGAAAAGTCTACGTTAGACTATATGGAATACGCTACAGAATTAAGCGAAGAAGATGTACTAGCTCATATTTATGTCCGCCATTTTGGAGATATGCATGGTGGGCAAATTATTAAAAGCAAGCTACCTGAACCCAACTTAGAGGCCTTTCCTCCTGATAGTGATGGACATAGACCTGTTACAGAAGAATGGTGGACTAACATATACACATTTGAAAATAAGTATGAAATTATTAAAGAAATACGTACGATGCTTACACTAGACATGGCAGATGAAGCAAATGTTTGTTTTGAGTGTGCAATCAATTTATTTTATGATTTAGAGAAACGTTTTGATCTTTGAAAAGTTAACACAGGCTGCGGCTAAAATGCAGGATCAATTGGAATCTCTTTCAGTTAGCAGCTATGAACATGACTTTCAATGGCCGGCAATTAGCTATGTTAATCCTTCTATATTTCGTAGAGCAGACTTAGACATCATTGATGCTACTGAAGATCGTAAACTTTGGATGATGCATCTTTGCGTATATCCTCATCTTAATGATCCTTCACCGATTTATGGTTTTGACATTATTGCCGGTCCAAATAAAGTTACTGGAGCATTTCACGATTTTAGTCCGGTAGATCCTAATAATCATATATTACAACATTTCACAGAGAAAGTACACAGTTTTATTCCTTCTAAACCAAGAGAATTACCAGAATGGGCTAGAAACATTTTTAGTGGTAGTATGGTTTCTGCTGGGAATGTACGAGATCCTGAAGAGTTACAAACAATTTTAGATCTTGCTAATGATAATCTAGATTATTTTCTTCATAATATTGGACAAGAAACCGAAAACGATTATACAGAACAACACAATTGGTATGCTATCAATCAGAAAAAGAATCCGCATACTCCACGAGTTATGGAAAGCCTAGGAGTAGATCCAGTTACGGTTCGTCGCTATATTGATGAATGTCTATTTCCTGAGATATGACAACACTGCTCCCTCTGCAGAACCAATATCACCTGGATTTGGCGGTATGTATAAATTATTAAATATCTTACCTGCAATATTTGGTACAGACTTATTAAAGGCAACACCGCCACTTAATACAATATTATGACTGTCAGTAACTTCTCTTGCGTGAAGTAGAACTTTAGTAACTAAACTCTCAAAGATTATACGTGCAGCACTAGCTATTTCTTTTTTGCCTTTGTTCCACCACATTTGTCTTACTCCATGGTGAAAGTTTACTCTGAATTTAGGCATAGGCTCCCATTGTTTTATTATGTCATTTTCCATTTGTGTTACTAATTGCGAAAATGGTGTATACGCTTGAGATATTTGTTCAAACACCGCTTCGTCTTGTTGCGGCTTCAATCCTATGCGATCCGTCATAGCTGAATAAAATAGTCCTATGCTATGAGGATATTTAGTCGACTTAATTTTTTTAAGTTTATCGTGTTCTGCTTTCCATATGGATGTGCAGTCAAATTCACCTATACTATCAAAGACAACAACTGTTGCATCATCAAATCCGCTTTTATAAAAGGCCGCGGCGTGCGATTCATGATGACCCACATAATCCCATCTGCAATTGATATTAAGATCGCGTAAATAGCGTTTAATATTATTTCTTTTAAAAGGTTTTGGTTGGCCTGATATAAATTGTCTTAAAGCTTTGAGATATGGATTTTCATACCAAATAACAAGTGAAGGACAGCCTAAATCTTTAGCTTCATGCACAGCAGTCAATGGATGTGATTTACCTTTTCCAGAAAAGGTTTGTATATGATTACCACTTTTAAAGACAGCAATTGCCCAGTCATGTCCGTTTTTTGACATGCCCCATATTATCATTTTTGGCTATCGCCCTTAGCAACTCGGTAATTATCTTCAACTGAATCTGGAGTAGATACTTCTATAATAGTACCTTTTTTTACACAAATAATTTGATGCGGAGTTAAAGGTTCTATTCTTATAGAATCACCGACGTCTAACCTATGTTTTTTCACACTAGCAGTATTAGTTTCGACTGTAAGTAAATCAAATACTCCTTCAAGAACGTAGAATGTTTCATCCTTTATAGCATGGAAATGCATAGAGAAACGAGCGCCTTCATTAAATACTAAAAGCTTTCCCGTATACTTATCATTTGTAGCAAAAATGTTTTCATGGCCCCAACCTTTTTCAACAAAGCCTTTAAGTTGTGTCATTGCAAATCCTTTCAATAAACTTAGTTGTAGAATAACCTTTTGTTAAAGGTATAATTTTTACTTTAGCTAAATTATTACCAATAACATCGTCCGATATATAATCACCACCTTTGGTAATCATATCTGGTTTTATATATTTAATTAATTCATATGGAGTCTGCTCGTCAAATATATAAACCTTATCGACAAAACTTAAACATTCTAAAGCAAACTTACGGTCTTCTTGACTATTGACAGGCCTAGTTGAACCTTTTAGTTTTTTAACGCTATCATCAGAGTTAATACCTACTATAAGCCTATCTCCGAAAAAGGCAGATTCCTTTAAATATTCTAGATGACCTCGATGTAATATATCGAAGCAGCCTTTTGTAAATACTGTTTTCATTATTCTATTATACCACACATCAATATGTATGTACACCTTTTTTTATATAAATAGATACAAATTCTTTAAAAGGACTTAAGATGGCAGCTCCAACATCAAGACAAGGACTCATCGATTATTGTCTTCGAAGACTTGGCGATCCAGTTATTGAAATTAACGTGGATGTTGATCAGCTTGAAGAACGCATAGATGACTCATTGCAAATGTATCAAGAGTATCACTCAGATGCTACTGTAAAAACTTATTTAAAGCATCTAGTAACAGCTGACGATGTTACGAATGAATATATCCCTATTTCTAGTAGCATCATATTTGTTTCTCGGCTGTTACCCGTTAATAATGCTTTTGGGGCTTCTCGCAATTTCTTTGATGTTAAATATCAAATGATGCTAAATGATATCGCTGATCTACAAAACTGGGCTGGCGATTTGGCATACTACGAACAGATGCAACAGTATCTATCACTTCTAGATATGAAGCTTAATGGGCATCCACAAGTAGAATTTTCTAGAAGACAAAACAGATTATATATTCATGGCGACTTTGCAGATAAAGATATTAAAGCCGGAGATTATATAATTGCTGAAGTTTATCAAATCGTAGATCCAGATACTCACACGTCAGTTTATGATGATATGTGGTTAAAAGAATATTCTACAGCTTTGATTAAGCAGCAGTGGGGAGCTAACCTAATTAAGTTCGAAGGTATGCAATTACCTGGTGGAGTATCGTTAAATGGAAGACAATTATTTGATGATGCTATGCAAGATATTGAAAGACTAAGAGAGCGAATTCGTTTAGAACATGAACTTCCACCTAACTTTTTTGTAGGTTAACATGGCACGCAATATCTATTTTTCAGAAGCAGTACGTTCTGAGCAGCACTTATATGAGAATATAATTATAGAATCTTTAAAGATGTATGGACAAGACGTCTATTATCTGCCAAGAACTATCGTTAACGAAAATAGAATACTAGGCGAAGACGTTTCCTCGCAATTTAGTAACTCATACAAAATCGAGATGTACATTGAAAACACAGAAGGATTTGAAGGAGAAGGAGATCTATTCACTAAGTTCGGTGTTGAGATCAGAGACGAAGCTACTTTTGTCGTCGCTCGCAGACGTTGGAATAATACGGTTGGTCGCGTTGATAATGAAATAGAAGGTGAACGCCCAAGGGAAGGTGATTTAGTTTATCTTCCTCTTTCTAAGTCTTTATTTGAAGTTATGCACGTTGAGCATGAGCAGCCATTCTATCAGTTATCAAACTTACCAACATTTAAGATGCGCTGTCAACTATTTGAATATAGTGATGAGGATCTTGACACTGGTATTAGTGATATTGATGGCATTGAAAACTCATCTGCTTATGAATTTGATATGATTCTTACCGGAGTAACTGGAACCTTTGAGGTCGGTGAACGTGTAGAACAAACTCTTGCTGACGGAACTATTTTGTCTGCCGAAGTATCTCAGTGGGTATCAGATACAAATTCACTTTCAGTTGTTCATCTTGGTGGTAGTGATGGTAAATTCCACTTGCCATCTACAGGAAGAACAATTACTGGTCAAGAATCTAATGCTAGTGCTACTTTATCATCATTCACAGAAGATAATCAGTTACACGGCAATGAACAAAATAACGATTTTGATAGTCTAGACTTTATTGACTTTAGTGAAACAAATCCATTCGGAGATCCTGATTAATGTTTGGCAATTATTTTTATCATCAAAGAATCAGAAAAGCAGTGGCTACATTTGGTGCCATGTTTAATGACATATACGTTTTGCGTAAAGATTCCGGCGGTGGCGTTATTAGTACTCAAAAAGTGCCACTATCGTACGGACCTCGATCAAAATTCTTAGATAGAATTAGAGAAGTTCCAGATCTTCGTGAAGATACAAAGGTTGCAATTAAACTTCCAAGATTGTCGTTTGAAATTACAAATATATCATACGATCCTGCTAGGCAGTTACCGAAAATTAATACGACTAGTCAACCAGTCGCGGGATCAGTTTTATCTAGAAATAAGATTACTCAAGGTATTCCGTATATTATTAGCTTTCAGCTTAGTGCATATGCTAAAAATCAGGACGATGCTTTACAGATTGTTGAGCAGGTAATACCATATTTTAATCCACAATATACTTTAACTATTCAGCCATTTACTGATTTTGATACAATAAAAGAAGATGTTCCTATTATTCTGACCGGCGTTGTTTTAAACGATGAATATGAAGGAGCAATGGAATCTAGGAGAACAATCATTTATACCATGGACTTTGATATGCATGTCATGTTTCATGGTCCGATTTCATCTGCAGGTATTATTCGTACAGCAATTACAGATATTTTAGATATCGGTGCTGGTTTAAATGATTCGGATGTTCCATTAGAAAGAATTACAATTACTCCTAATCCGTCTGATGCTGGACCGGATAGTGACTTTGGCTTTACAACATTGATACAAGAGATTGACAGTGCGTTATGATAGATTCAACCAATGCAGAAGATGACTTTGAATATTCTAGACAGATATATCATGATCTGTTAGCAAAGGGATCAGAGTCTATGGAAGAAATGATGGAAGTTGCCAGAGCAACTGAACATCCACGCGCTTTTGAAGTTTTGTCTAATATGATGAAAAATATAGCAGATATTAATGGCAATCTTATGGATATGCATAAGAAGCGAAAAGACTTTAATAGAAAAGAAAATGTGAAAGCTTTACCTGGTCAAACAACCAATAATGTGTTTGTCGGGTCTACGACTGATTTGCAGCGTATGTTACAGGATGAAATGATTGATGTTACACCTAAGAATGAATGAAACATATCTTGGAAATCCAAATGTAAAAAGAGACGGTGTCGTCGCTAATTGGAATCAAGAGGAAGTTTTAGAATACGCAAGGTGTATGAAAGATCCATCATATTTTGCATCTAAATATTGTAAAATTATTTCGTTGGATGAGGGTCTTGTCCCGTTTCAACTGTATCCATATCAGCAGCAAATGTTTACGGAGTTCAATAAGAATAGATTTAATATTGTTTTAGCTTGTAGGCAATCCGGTAAATCTATATCTTCTGTTGCATATCTACTATGGTATGCGTTATTTCATACAGAAAAAACTATTGCTGTTATGGCTAACAAAGGTGCTACGGCACGTGAGATGCTTGGCCGTATCACTCTTATGCTAGAAAATCTACCATTCTTCTTGCAGCCTGGCTGTAAGGCTTTGAATAAGGGTTCGATTGAATTTTCAAATAATTCGCGGATCGTTGCAGCTGCAACTTCAGGTTCCTCGATTCGAGGTATGTCTGTGTCGCTATTGTATTTGGACGAGTTTGCATTTGTTCAAAATGATGCTCAGTTTTATACATCGACTTATCCGGTTGTTTCATCTGGTAAAGATACTAAAATTATTATTACTTCTACTGCAAATGGTATTGGTAATGTGTTTCATAAAATATGGGAAGGTGCATCCCAAGGAGTTAACGAATTTAAGCCTTTTCGTGTTGATTGGTGGGACGTTCCTGGACGTGATGAAGCGTGGAAAACCCAGACAATAGCAAATACGTCTCGACTACAATTTGACCAAGAGTTTGGAAATACATTTTTTGGCACCGGGGATACATTAATTAACGCCGAAACGTTATTGAATTTAAGAGCAAGTAACCCTATTAGGTTCCTTGAAGGAGGCGACTTAAAGATATATACTGAAACCGAAAAGGATCATGAATATATTATGCTTGTAGATGTGTCGAAGGGAAGAGGACAGGACTATTCTACTTTTAATTTAATCGACATAAGCTGTAGACCTTTTAAACAGGTTGCCGTATATCGCAATAACACTATCTCTCCATTACTCTTCCCTAACATTATATATAAGTGGGCTAATTCCTATAATAAAGCATATGTTGTAATTGAATCAAATGATCAAGGTTCGCTTGTGACAAATGGTCTTTATCATGATTTAGAATACGAAAATATGCATGTAGAATCTGCTATTAAAGCAAATGCTTTAGGAGTTGAGATGACACGTAAAGTAAAACGATTAGGATGTTCAGCATTTAAAGATGTATTAGAAAACAAAAAACTAGACATCGTAGATGATGATACAATTATAGAAATTTCTACCTTTGTTGCTAAAGGTCAATCATATGAAGCTTCAACTGGCAATCACGATGACTTAGTCATGAATTTTGTTATGTTTGGATATTTTGTATCTACTCAATATTTTTCTGATATGACTGATATCAATTTGAAAGAAATGATGTTTAAACAAAAAATGAGAGAAATTGAAGACGACTTACCACCTTTCGGGTTTATAGATGATGGTTTATCAGACTATAACCCTAAAGAAGAAGAAGGTATGCCGTGGGCTATCGAGTATTCGCCAGATATTTAAAAGTTATAAATACTAGTAATTGAATATTCGTATTATGGACCCGCATATAATTTAATTTTTCGAGAGGAAAAAATCATGGCATTTTCAGAATCTCCGGCAATTACCGTAAGAGAGGTCGACGCGTCTGGTGTTGTACCAGCAGTTTCCTCTTCGACCGGTGCATTTGTCGGTAACTTCAGATGGGGCCCAGTGGAACAGCCAACTCTTATTTCTAATGAAGCTGAGTTGTCTGCTACCTTTGGAGCGCCTACATCTGCAAATGCTGTTGACTATCATTCAGCAGCTTACTTTCTTAAGTATACTAATGCTTTACAGGTTGTTCGTGTTCTTGGCGATAGCGATGGCTTTAACGCATACAACACAAACGAAGCATCAGCAGGTTTAAATGTTCGCATCAAAGATAACGACGGTTTTGATAACGCGTTGTCAGGCTTTGATTCGGATCAACATACTTTCATTGCTAAATGGCCAGGCGAACTCGGCAACAGCTTGAGAGTATCTCTATGCCCACAACAAGGCGCTGACTCAGCGTTCGATGGTTGGACATATAAAGATAACTTTGACGCAGCTCCAGGAACATCCGGTTTTGCTGAAGGTTTAAACGCAGATAACGACGAAGTTCACGTAGCTATCGTTGATACTGGCGGTAAATTTACAGGAACAAAAGGTACAGTTCTAGAAACATATCCATTTGTATCTTTGGCCGCTAACGCTAAAACATCTGACGGTTCTACAAACTTTGTAAGAGACGTTATTAATAGAAAATCAGAATACATTTGGATGGCCGGTTTTGATTCCGACTATAATGTTGCAAATGCTGGTGACGATGCTGATTCTGGTGTTGACTTCCAACTTTCTGCTTCAGTTCTAAATGCTAAAAACTACGATCTGACTCAAGGTGATGAATCTACTAACATGGATGTTGGTGATTACATTACTGGTTTTGACCAATTTGAAGACAAAGATAATATCCAAGTGGATCTTATGATTGCTCCTCAAATGTCAAGTCGTACAGATACAACTACAATCGTTAACGATATGGTAAGTATTGCTCAAGGTCAGCGTAAAGACTGTGTGGTTGTTGCATCACCTGCAAGAACTGATATTGTCGGAGCTACTGCGACTGCCGCAAATACAAATGCGGTTGCAACTGCTGCAACATTCACATCATCCTCTTACCTAGTAGTTGATAACAATTACCTTAAAGTGTATGATAAATATAACGATGAGTTTATTTTTATCCCAGCTAACTCCTCAACAGCCGGTATCATGGCAGCTACTGATGTAACTGCGGCAACATGGTTCTCACCAGCTGGTCCACGTCGTGGTCAGTATCTTGGAGTAACAGGACTTGCATACTCTCCAAATAAATCTCAGAGAGATGTGCTATATAGAAATGGTGTTAACCCAATTTCTAATATTCCTGGACAAGGTTTGTTGTTGTTCGGTGATAAGACAAAACTGGCAAGACCTTCAGCATTCGATCGTATTAACGTACGTCGTTTGTTCTTGACAATCGAAAGAGCAATTTCAATTGCAGCGCGTAACGTTATGTTCGAATTCAATGATGAATTTACAAGAGCAGAATTTGTTGGTGTTGTAGAGCCGTTCTTGAGGGACATTAAAGGTCGTCGTGGTATTACAGACTTCCGTGTTATTTGTGACGAAACAAACAACACTGGTGCTGTTATAGATAGAAATGAGTTTGTCGCTACGATCTTAGTCAAACCTGCACGTTCAATCAACTTTGTTACTCTTAACTTTGTTGCCGTTCGTACTGGCGTCGATTTCAGTGAAATCTCAGGCGTATAAGGAGATAACAAATGGCTATTTTAGGTGTAGACGATTTTAAAGCAAAACTGGCTGGTGGCGGTGCTCGCCCCAACCTATTCAAGGCAACTTTGAATTTTCCAGCTTATGCTGGAGGTGATGTTGAATTAACATCATTCATGTGTAGATCGGCTCAGTTGCCTGGTTCTACGATTCCAGCAATGACTGTTCCTTTCAGAGGCAGACAGTTACAAATGGCTGGCGATCGTGTTTTTGAACCATGGACAGTGACAATTATTAACGATACTAATTTCACTATTCGTGATTCAATGGAACGTTGGATGAATGGTATTAATGCTCACACATTAAATACTGGTCTTGTGAATCCTACAGATTATCAGGCGGATCTCAAAGTAGATCAACTTGATAAAGATGAGAACATTCTTAAGACATATAACTTTATTGCGTCATTCCCAACAGGCGTTTCTCCAATCGAGCTTGCATACGATGCAAATGATCAGATTGAAGAATTTACTGTTGAGTTTACGTATCAATATTGGACATCCAATACAACTTCTTAATATTATTTGGGAGGGGCAACTACGTCCCTCCCTAACTCTTTAGGTGAAAAATGGCCGATAATAACGCATTAAAAATCTTTGGCTTTGAAATTCGTAGAGCCAATCAGAAACAAGAAGACAAGAAGTTACAGTCTATTGTACCTCGTCAAGATGACGATGGTGCTGGATACGTAACTGCTTCTGGTTCACATTACGGTCAATATGTTAATATTGATGGAGATGATTCTAAGGATAATCATCAGTTAATTATGAAATACCGTGGCATTTCAACTCATCCTGAAGTTGATGCTGCGATTGAAGATATTATTAACGAATCTGTATCAGCTCAAGAACAAGAACAACCAGTCTCTATTGTTCTTGATAAAGTTGAAGTATCCGATCAGATTAAAAAAGGAATTACGGAAGAGTTTGACAATGTTATTTCAATGTTGGACTTTACTAACAACGGCCATGATATGTTTAAACGTTGGTATGTTGACGGCCGTTTATATCATCATCTTGTTGTAAATGAATCTAATATTAAGGCAGGCATTCAGGAAATTAGACCTATTGATTCTGCAAAGATTCGTAAAGTAAAACAAATAAAGAAAAAGAAAGATCCGATAACTGGAGCAAATTTAGTTGAGTCAATTGACGAATATTACATTTATCAAGAAAAACCTGGATCACAGACTTCTGGTATAAAACTTTCAAACGATTCTGTTAGTTATGTTACATCAGGCTTACTAGATGCTAGTCGTAAGAAGGTTGTATCGCATTTACATAAAGCGGTGAAGCCAATCAATCAACTTCGAATGATGGAAGACTCACTAGTCATCTATCGGCTTGCACGAGCGCCTGAGAGGCGTATTTTCTATATTGACGTCGGTAACCTACCTCGCGGTAAATCTGAGCAATATATGAAAGACATCATGTCTCGTTATCGTAATAAACTTGTATATGACGCAGACACAGGACAGATTAGAGATGACAGAAAACATATGTCAATGCTCGAAGACTTTTGGTTACCTCGGCGTGAAGGAGGTAGAGGAACTGAGATCTCTACTTTACCAGGAGGAGAAAATCTCGGTCAAATCGACGATATTATCTATTTTCAAAAGCGTCTTTATAGGTCTCTCAATGTTCCGATTAATCGCTTAGAACAAGAACAGCAATTTAGTTTAGGCAGATCTACAGAAATTAATCGCGACGAACTTAAATTCCAAAAGTTTATTGATAGACTTCGTAAACGCTTTTCAATGTTATTTCTAGAGATTCTAAAAAAACAATTGATCATGAAAGGCTTAATTACCGAGGATGATTGGAATGAGTGGAAAAACGATATTATTATTGATTTCACACGTGATAATCATTTCACTGAACTAAAAGATGCCGAACTACTTAGAGAGCGTTTACAGACACTGGATCAAGTTAGCCAGTATGTCGGAGACTATTTCTCAAAAGAGTGGGTTATGAAGAATGTTTTACAGTTTAATGACGATGACATTAAACAAGTTGAAAAGCAGTCAGACGAAGAAGAACCGGAACAAAATGATGCTCCGGTGCAAGATGAAGAATAGTTTTATTATAAATAATTGTTAAACGGAGATATTATGGAAAATATTGAACAATTGATTCAACAAGCTACTGATCAAGATTTAGCAAAGGCAAATGGTACTTTTGCAGATATTATGGCAGCTAAAATGAACGACGCATTGGATCAAGAGAGGATCAGAGTATCTGGTCAAATTTATAATGGTTTGGAAGCAGAGGACACTGATGAAGAACAGCTTGAATTAGACTTAGAAGATGATGACGACGTAGAGTCTGAAGAGGATGACTTAGATGTTGACGACGAAGACGATACAGAACACGCCGATGAAGACTCTGAGGACGATTAGGGAAGCTGTCAAAAAAGAACGTACAGTTTTTCAAAGAAAATATATGGGCTACAAACTTGAAATAATTCAAAAGTATGACAAGTTTGAAGCATATGTAGACGGTGAAAAATTAGATACGTATGATACGAAACGGCATGCGCAAAAAATGCTTATGCAGTTTGTTAAGGAAATAGAATAATGAAGCTTATTGCTGAATACACAGAACAAAATATTGAATGCTTGGTAGAAGCCAAGGAAGATGGTACTAAGAATTATACCATCGAAGGTGTATTTGCACAAGCTGAACAAAAGAATAGAAATGGACGTATTTACCCAAAAGCTATTATGGAAGCTGCGGTAAAAAAATACTCCAAAGAACAAGTTGACACAAAGAGAGCTGTCGGTGAACTTAATCACCCTGACGGGCCTACTGTTAACTTGGATAAAGTTTCCCATCTTATTACTGACCTCAAGTTTGAGAACAATAATGTGATGGGCAAAGCACGCATATTGGACACCCCTATGGGTCAAATCGTAAAAGGTTTGCTTGAAGGCGGCGTACAACTAGGCGTATCAACTCGTGGTATGGGTAGCCTTGAGAAACGTGGTGATGCCATGTTTGTCAAAGAGGACTTTATGCTTAATACGATTGACATCGTACAAGATCCATCAGCTCCAGGAGCTTTTGTTAATGGAATTATGGAAGGCGTTGACTGGATCTGGAATAATGGCATCATTGAAGCTCAAGAAATTGAAAAAATGGAGACTGAAATTAAGACAGCTCCACGTGCTGATCTCTATGAGACTCAGACTCGTGAGTTTAAGAATTTCCTCTCGTTACTGAAAACTAAACTATAATATAGGAGTCAAAACATGACTGATCAAATCCAAGACCAGGATGTTGAGCTCGACGAGAATGAAATCGAAGAAGCTCACGATCCTAAGAATGCAGAAGCACAATCAATCGCTTCTGTAAAAGGTGCTGAAGGAAAAGGCAAAACCGCTAAAGAGCCAGGTGGCAAAGGCGGAGCCAAAGATCCTATGCAAAAACTGCCAGGAACTAAAGCTGGTATGATTAATGCGATGTACATGAAAGCTAGCAAAATGAAAAAAGAAGAGCTAGCAGGCATGTTCAATAAAATTATGGGCGAAACTGTTGCAGAAGAATTGGAAACCGATGCGCAACCAATGGTTGAATATCAAGCTGATTTTTCTCAAGATCTAGATGCATTAATCGAGTCTGAAGCTACTCTTTCCGAAGAGTTTAAAGCTAAAACAGCGGTAATTTTTGAAGCAGCTATTAAATCTAAATTGTCAGAAGAAATTGACCGTTTGGAAGAATCATATGCCAATGAACTCGAAGAGGAACTATCAGCTACTAAGGCTGACCTTGTAGAGAAAGTTGACAGCTACCTTAACTACGTCGTAGAAGGATGGATGGAAGAAAATAAACTAGCAGTACAATCTGGTCTACGCACCGAGATTGCTGAGAAGTTTATGACATCTTTGAAAGATCTCTTTACTGAGTCTTACATTGAAGTTCCTGAATCTAAAGTTGACCTAGTTGACGAACTTGCAGCAGAAGTAGAAGAGCTTGAAGAAGCTCTGAACGGTTCTATGCAAAAAGCAATTCAAGTCTCAGAAGAACTAGAAATGATGAAACGAAGCGAAGTAATTCGTGAAGCGTCTAAAGATCTAGCAGAAACTCAAGTTGAAAAACTTGCGAAGCTTGTGGAAGATATCGATTTCGAAGACACTGAAACTTTTGCTGAAAAAGTTAAAGTTGTAAAAGAATCATACTTCAAAAAAGAAACAGTTGAGTCTGTAATTGAAGAAACAACAGAAGACGATGATGGAAACATCATGGAATCTTCTACTTCAATGGCTCAATACATTAACGCGATTCGTAAATCGACGCACAAATAATTTGGGAGTCCAAAACAATGCAATCTTACGATAAGTTGATCGAAAAGTGGGCGCCAGTACTTAATGAAGAGTCTGCTGGCACTATTAATGATCACCACAAAAAAGCAGTTACAGCTGCTATTCTAGAAAACCAAGAAATTGCTCTGCGCGAAGAGCGTGCACAGCACAATGGCTTCTTGTCCGAAGCTGCTCCTGCTGGTGCAAACACCGGTTCAATCGGAACATGGGATCCAGTATTGATCTCATTGGTTCGTCGTTCCATGCCAAACCTAATGGCATATGACGTTGCTGGCGTTCAGCCTATGTCCGGCCCAACTGGTCTCATCTTTGCGATGAAATCACGTTACGACTCTGGTGCAACTGGTTCAACAGAAGCTCTGTTCAACGAAGCTAACGCGCGTCACGCAGGTACAAAAACTGCTGCGGCTGCTGGTGCAGACGGTTCAGGTTTGGATGTTACTAACGCTAACTCACCAAACACAATTGACTCAGATCGTCTGACCAATCTTGCTAACATTGGTATGACAACAGACTCTGCTGAAACTCTTGGTGATTCCGCAAACAATGCTTTCGAACAAATGGGTTTCACCATTGAAAAAGCAACTGTGACAGCGAAATCACGTGCGCTAAAAGCTGAGTACTCGCTAGAGCTTGCTCAAGACTTGAAAGCGATTCACGGCCTTGACGCTGAAACAGAGTTGGCCAACATTCTTTCAACTGAAATCTTGGCTGAAATCAACCGCGAAGTAATTCGTACAATCAACTCGCAAGCCAAAACTGGTGCCCTTCAAGCTTCCACAGCTGTTAACGGTATCTTTGATATGTCATCTGATGCAGATGGCCGTTGGTCTGTTGAGAAATTCAAAGGCCTGATCGTTCAAATCGAACGTGAAGCAAACGTAATTGCAAAAGAAACACGTAGAGGAAAAGGTAACTTCATTATCTGTTCTTCAGACGTAGCTTCTGCTTTGGCTGCTTCCGGTATGTTGGATTACACTCCAGCGCTGTCCACTAACTTGAACGTAGATGACACAGGCAACACATTTGCTGGTGTTCTTAACGGTCGCACAAGAGTCTATATTGACCCATATGCAACTGTTGACTATGTGACTGTTGGTTATAAGGGTACAAACCCATATGACGCTGGTCTCTTCTATTGCCCATACGTACCGCTCACAATGGTTCGTGCGGTTGGTGAAGATAACTTCCAGCCAAAAATTGGTTTCAAAACTCGCTACGGCATGGCTTCAAACCCATTCGTCGGTGCAACACCTGCAAATGGTCTTGCTGCTGCGAAATCAAACCAATACTACAGAATTTTCCGAGTCGACAACATTATGGCTTAAGCCAAATAGGAAAAATCTAACTAGAGGGTCGCTTCGGCGGCCCTTTTTTTATTATAAATACATTTAAAGGTAAAGTGGAAAAATAATGTCAGACAAATATAAAAGCTATTCGCCGCATCTTGAGTCACCTGCAGAAAATGCGGCTGCTATCACACCTAATGACACAACTGATTTAACTAATGCTACTAGATCGTTGTATATTGGTGGAGCAGGTAATGTCAAAATCGATACGGTTTTAGGTGATACCGTAACGTTGAGTGGCGTGGTTGCCGGTACTGTTATTCCTGTTAGAGCGTCTAGAGTATATGCGACCGGAACTACTGCAACTAACCTAGTAGGTCTTTGGTAAAATGACTATTAGTATGGGTATGGGATCTGGTCTTGGAGTTTCCATGATCAGGAATATACAGATGGGCGACGTTGTCGCTGATGACGTTAGTGATCTTACCCTTGCATCTGGTGTATATGAGAGAACTTATAATAATTACTTCGGACAACTAGGTTCCGGACCTTATGATGACCAACCTACGTACGACTCAGTTATTATTAACGGCGGGGCAACTATCTCGGCTGAAGGTGCTACTACTAGCGTTAGTAGGCCTGGAACAGTTAGTGAGAGTACAACCTATACTGAGACTGGTTATTTCTTAGCACCAGCTACAGGCGAATTTACTTTCTTTATTAACTCAGATGACGCCAGTTATCTTTTCCTTGGACCTGACGCTGGACCTCCTGCAAATGAAGACCTGGATAATGCTGTTGTACAAAATGGCGGTAGACATGGCGCGACAGAAAGAAGTGGCACATTTAATTTAATAAACGGCCAATACTATAAACTATATGCTATTTTCGGTAACGATACTGGCCCAGGTACGGCGGTATTCAGTTACTCTGGTCCTAGCATAGCTAAAACTACAGATTTCTCTGGCAAGTTGTTTTATAACACCGTAACGAACGGACACTAATTATGGCTACACCAACTATATCAACTGGAATTCTAGAATCTACTCTTGCAACAAATGTAAACTACTTACAGCCAACTGGATTTAAGTTAGGCATTAACCGTAAGTATTTTCCAAACGTTGAATATTTTGCGCAGTCTGTACAACACCCAGATATGCAAATTTCAGCTATTGAAGTTCCTTATAGAAGAATTGGATCTATCCCTCTTACTGGTGACAAACTAGTTTTTGGTGAAATGACCGCAATGATTATTATGGATGAAAACCTTTCAGCTTATACTGAAATGTATGAGTGGCTGAAATCATTTGTAGAAGCGCCAGACGTAAAACCTGCAGAGGCAGAGAACGGAGCAAAGGGTCCTTCAACTGCTGATATTAGTCTTTCTATATTGACTAGCCATAATAACATAGCGAAGAAGATAATATATAGAGATGCAGTGCCCACTCTATTAGGAGATATTGCTTTTGAAGCCGCGGCTGGAGATGTTCAGTATATGACATTCCCCATTTCGTTTAGGTTCTCATACTTTGAAATTGAATAACCTTAGGATATATTATGGATTTAAAAATGATTCTCGACATGTGGTCGAGCGACTGTGTTATTGGTCAAACTAGTTTAGATGAATCTTCTAGACAGACTCCCATGCTTCATGCAAAATATTTAGAACTTCTTTCAACAACAAAGCTTCGCCTAAAAAAAGCTGAACAGAACCAGAAAATATTGCTTAAGGACAAGTGGCTTTATTACAATGGCAAAATGGATCAAAGTGAAATTGGTGAAAAAGGCTGGAAGCCGGACCCTTTTGATGGGCTTAAGATACTCAAAGGCGAAATGGATTATTACTACGATGCAGATCCGGAAATACAGCACTCTGTTGAGAAAATAGAATATTTAAAAACAATTATTGAAACATTAAACGAAATTATTAATAACGTTACTTGGCGACATCAAACAATTGGCAATATGATTAAGTGGAGAATATTTGAGAGTGGCGGGTGATATTACAATATGGAAGAAAAATGAAAGTATAGCTTTAGTAGATTGCGATGCAGGTATTGCTCATGGTTTAAGTGAATATTTTTCTTTCTTCGTTCCTGGTTACAAGTACATGAAACTGTACAAACGAAAAATCTGGGATGGTAAAATCAGATTATTTAATTCTACATCAAGAGAATTGCCGGCAGGACTTTATCCTTTTGTTGATGAATTTTGTAAAAGAAATAGTTATACTCTAAAAGTAGAATCATCTGATTACGGATCTTTAGTAGACAGAAGCGAGCAAGACCCAAATGATGTTTTTACATATATTAAAGATCTAAAACTTCAATCTCGTGGCAAGCCAATTGACATAAGAGATTACCAATTTGATGCTGTAATGAAAGCATTAAATTTAAATAGATGCGTACTACTATCTCCAACTGGTTCTGGTAAATCTTTAATTATCTACTGTTTAGCTCAAATATGGCTTAAATATTTAACAAACGAAGTTAATTATCCTGAAGCCGATAAAGTGTTAGTAGTTGTTCCTACAACTTCACTTGTTGAGCAGATGGAAAAAGATTTTATTGATTATGGATATAACGCTAAAGGCATTCATAAAATCTATTCGGGTAAAGACAAAGACCGCATAGATTCTGATATTGTAGTTTCTACGTGGCAGTCAATTTATAAACTAGATCCTGAATGGTTTGAGCAATTTGGCATGGTTATCGGAGATGAGTGCCATGGATTTAAATCTAAGTCTCTGACAGACATTATGAATAAATGTAGTCAAGCAAAATATAGAATTGGTACAACTGGTACTCTGGACAACGCCCAAGTCCACCACCTTGTATTACAAGGCTTGTTCGGTAAAATCCATAGGGTTACAACAACCAAGGCTCTGCAAGACAGTAACACGCTTGCTAAACTCGATATAAATATAATTGTTCTTAAATATGATGAAGAAATTCGTAAGTCTTTAGGAAAAGCAAATTATCAAGATGAAATTGACTTTATTGTTCGAAATGAAAAACGTAATAATTTTATTCGAAATTTAGCTTTAGATACTGATGGAAATACTCTTGTGTTATTCAACTATGTCGATAAACACGGTAAGCCTCTTTTTGATATGATTAATAATAAGGCTGAAGAAGGTAGAAAGATTTTTTATGTATCTGGTGAAGTTGCAACATCTGATCGAGAAGCTATAAGAGAAATTACAGAGAGTCAGAAAAATGCTATCATTGTCGCTAGTCTTGGTACTTTCAGCACTGGTATCAATATACGGAATTTGCATAATATTATATTTGCAAGTCCCTCAAAATCACAAATCAAAGTATTACAATCGATTGGGCGAGGATTACGGAAATCGGAGAATGGACAGGCTACTAAACTTTTTGACTTAGCGGATGATTTGCATACTAAAGGAAGAAAGAACTATGCTCTCCTTCATAGCGAAGAAAGAGTAAAAATATATAATAAAGAAGAGTTTAATTATAAAATAATTGAGGTACCAATTGGATCTTAGACAATTTAAATTATCAGGCGGCGAAGAAGTCATGTGTGAAGTTGTAGAATTTCATGAAGAAGAAGACGCTATTGTAGTTCGTAAAGCTCTTAAACTATATGCTGTCGAAAGCATGAATCCAAGCGGGGTTAGATTTTTTGCCTTTCGCCCTTATATGATGTATCAATTAGAACCTGAAGCTTTTCAAATAATTCAATGTTCACATATTATGGCTGAAGCTGCTCCATCTAAAGATCTTATTAATGAGTATTTTATTTCATTAGAAGGGCTTACAAGTGACAATAACGAAGATGACGTTAAAAAGACGGCAGAGAAAAAAGCTAGACAATACATGTCAGATCAAGAAGGATTAGATTCTTCAGAATTAGGAAATATCATATCGTTTCCGGGACCTTCAGATAAGATACACTGACAGGTATACTGTCCTCCCTCAGTGCTTACTCTTTAATTATACACCAGTTTATATGGTTTGTACACAGTTAATTTAGCTAAAATTAATTATTTTTTTAGTGTACATCCGTGCCCAAATGTGATAGAATATATTATATTGAGGATATATTATGAAACCTAAAGATAGACCACATTACGTAAATAATGCGCAATTTTCACAAGCGGTTGTAGACTACGTTACAATTGTACGTGAAGCTAAGCAAAACGAAGAAGCTCTCCCTATAGTTCCAAACTATATTGCTCAGTGTTTTCTTAAGATTGCTGAAGGACTTTCTCATAAATCAAACTTTATTCGGTATACGTATCGTGAAGAAATGGTTATGGACGCAGTTGAAAATTGTTTAAAAGCCATCGAAAATTATAATCTAGAAGCAGCCACACGATCTGGTAAACCTAATGCATTTGCATACTTTACACAGATTTCTTGGTATGCGTTTTTACGTCGTATTGCTAAAGAAAAGAAACAGCAAGATATTAAATTTAAATACATGTCACAAACAGGTGTTGAATCTTTCTTATTGGACGAAACTGATAATGCAGTATCAGCTCACTTCATTGACACGTTAAGAGGCCGTATCGAAAAAGTAAAAGAATATGATACTGAAGTAAAAGCTTTTGTTAAAAAAGAAAAGAAACGCCGGCGTCCAATGCAAAAAGTAGATTCTGATTTGACAAAGTTTTTTAAATGAAAGTAGCAATTTTAAATGACACTCATTGTGGTATCCGCAATAGCTCTGACGTATTTCTCGATAATGCAGAGAAATTTTATAATGATGTATTTTTTCCTTATCTTTTGGAACATGATATTCGCCATATTATCCATCTTGGCGATTACTTTGATAACAGGAAATTTATTAACTTCCGCGCTCTTAACCGGAACCGCCATGTATTCCTTGAACGGATTCGGAAAGAAAAAATAACAATGGATATCATTTGTGGTAACCATGACACTTACTACAAAAACACTAATGATCTAAATTCATTAAAAGAGTTACTTGGGCATTACATGAATGAGGTCCATATTATTCATGAACCAACCGTAATGGAATATGGATCTCTTAAGATTGGAATGATACCGTGGATTTGTCCTGAAAACAACGACCGCACAATGGAGTTTATACAAAATGCCAAGTGCGACTGGGTCGGCGGTCACTTTGAATTTGCTGGTTTTAATGTTATGCGTGGTGTTGTTGCTCCGCACGGATTAGATCATAGAACACTATCTCGGTTTGAAAAAGTTTTATCAGGACATTACCATACTAAATCGCAGCGTGACAATGTAACATATCTTGGCACTCAATTAGAATTCTTTTGGTCTGATGCCGATGATCCTAAACACTTTCATGTTGTTGATACAGAAACACGTGAGATAGAAGCTATACAAAATCCTCACACTTTATTTCATAAAATTGTGTACAATGACGACAAAATAGATTATAATAAGTACAACGTAACTGATTTAGATAATAAGTTCGTAAAAATTGTTGTCGTTAATAAAAAAGACCTGTTTACATTTGATCGATTTGTTGATAGAATACAAAACAGGAAGATTCATGATCTAAAAATTGCTGAAAACTTTGACGAGTTTATTGGTGATAATGTTGAAGATGAATCTGTTTCAATTGAAGAGACGACTGAATTATTGGATTCGTATATCGAAGCTGTTGATACAGACTTAGATAAACCTAGGCTAAAGGTTTCTATGCGTAATCTTATGACTGAAGCACAGGCTATCGAAACAGTATGATTTTATTTAAAAGTTTAAGGTTTAAAAACTTCTTGTCTACAGGTAATAATTGGACAGAAGTCAATTTAAACCAATCTAAGTCTACATTGATTGTAGGTCAAAATGGTGCTGGCAAGTCAACCATGCTAGACGCTATTGCGTTTGGTTTATTTGGTAAGCCACATCGTAATATCAACAAACCACAATTAGTAAATTCAATTAACAATAAAAACTGTTCGGTTGAAGTTACCTTTGATGTAGGTAAAGCTTCGTATAAAATTATACGTGGCATTAAACCAAACGTATTTGAGATTTGGAAGAATGGTGATATGATTAATCAATCATCTCATTCCAAAGAGTACCAGAAGATTCTCGAGCAAAACATCTTGAAGCTAAATCATAAAAGCTTTCATCAGATCGTTGTCTTGGGGTCGTCCTCCTTTGTTCCTTTCATGCAACTCCCTGCACAACACCGGCGGGATGTGATCGAGGATCTTCTGGACATTAATGTTTTTTCTAAAATGAATCAGCTTTTAAAAGAAAAAACTGCTACACTTAAAGATAGTCTAAAAGATATTTCCTTTAAATTAGACGTCGAAAATAATAAAATTACAACTCAGAAAAAATACATTTCTGATATTAAAGCATTGAATAATGTAGAGAAGGAAAAGAAAGATTCTAGAGTTAATGAGCTAACTAAAGAAGCTAAGGAATTACAAGATGAAAACATTGGCCTATCGGCGGAAGTTGAAGAAAGGCAAGCCCCGCTCGAAGAAGAACTTAATAAAGTCCACGATAAAAGGCAAGCGATCGTACAGTACCAAGCTCAATTCCGCCAGCAAATGTCCCAGGTCGTTAAAGATTCTAAGTTCTACGAAGAAAATGAGAATTGCCCAACGTGCAGCCAAGATATTAGTGATGAACTCAGATCATCGAAGCTGGATAACTCCAAAGCTAAAGCAAAAGAACTTAAAGAAGCAATGGACCATGCCTCTGAAAAGTATGCTGATCTGGAAACAAATATTACGAGGGTCACTAATGAACTCACTGGAGTGCGATCGAAGCAGTCAGTTATTCATTCTAACAATAAAACAATCGCCAGGATCCAAAATGAGATTCGAACTCTGGAGACAGAACTAGATCAAACTGGTGATATTGAATCTGCTAAAGATGAACTATCAGTAATGGAAAATACTGTTAGTGATTTAAATTATAAGAAATTTGAACTAAACGAAGAATACTCTTACAACAATGTTATGTCAGAGATGCTAAAGGATACAGGCATTAAAACAAAAATCATTAAGCAATACATGCCAGTGATCAATAAGCTAGTTAATCAATATCTGCAAATCTTAGATTTTTACGTTCATTTTGATTTAGATGAAAGCTTTCAAGAAACAATAAGATCACGCCACAGAGATGCATTCTCATATGACTCATTTTCTGAAGGTGAAAAGCAGCGTATCGATTTGGCGCTTCTCTTTACTTGGAGAATGATTGCTAAAATGAAAAACTCTATTTCAACAAACCTACTTCTACTAGATGAAACGTTTGATTCCAGTCTAGATCACGATGGCGTTGAAAACCTCATGAAAATCTTACATTCACTTGATGAGAATTCAAATACGTTCATCATTTCTCACAAGGGAGATATTCTGGATGGAAAGTTTCAGCATAAACTAGAATTTATAAAAGAAAAAAACTTTAGTAAAATAGCGGCTTAAAATGAAAAACTGTACTTTTCCATGGACTGGCATGACTATTGATCCGCAGGGTTATTTAACGTTATGCTGTATGATTGAAAGCAAAAAAGGTATTTTTAATATTCACATAAGCGACGTAGATAGTTTATATGATTTTTTTTATGGTGAAGAATATGAAAAAATACAAAAATCGTTTGACCTTTTTGGATGGAACAAAATAAAGGATTGTGTTGCTTGTCAGAATGACAAAAAGCAAAACATTTTTACTGGCTATGACGATTCTCAGAGATTTGATCCAGATCTAAAAACTTTACAATATTTAGAACTTACGACAAGCAATACTTGCAATCAACAATGCGTAACCTGTGGAAGTAAGTTTAGTAGCCAGTGGAGAAAAATAGAACATTACTTCGATCGTCCAGCAGAAAAATCATATAGTTTATCGGCTAACGATTTAGAAAAGGTATTAGAAATATTACCTGATTTGCAAACATTAACATTGAAAGGTGGAGAACCTTTTGCTGACATGCGTAACGTTCAAATATTAGAATCTTTATTTGAAATAAATCCTTTTTGCCGAGTTGTAATTGTAACTAATGGCGTACTAATACCTCAGAAGTTTTTAGATATTATAAAAAAATATCATTATAATTTCGAATTAATATTCAGCATTGATGCTGTAGGAAGAAAATATGATTGGATTAGAGGTACTCCGTTTGATAAAACAGTAAAAAACTTAGAGTTAGTTTTTAATTTAGGAATACAAGTTTTAAGTATTGTTCCAACAATTTCTAGTTATAATATTCACAGTCTTAACGAAATAACAGAATGGCATAACTCTCTAAATATAGAATGTAACCTAGTCTGGAATAATATTGTATATGATCCACGGTGGTGCTCTCCAATATTCACCATGACTCAAAAAGAAATCGATAGCGTAGAATATTTGCCTATGGAGATAATTTCTCAGTATGATCATTTTTGCAAAGAAGAGTTAGAAAGGAACACAAAAATTATGAATAAAATTCGTGGATTTGAATTTAATAGTTTACAATGACGTTAACATGTGGTATAATATATACATAATCAACTGGAGTATATAATGGAACTGAAAGACTCAACACTTTCTGTATTGAAGAATTACGCATCGATTAATCCCAATATCGTGATTCAAGAAGGTAACACAATTAAAACTATGACCGAGGCACGCAATGTTTTGTCTTCGGCTACGCTCGATGAAAGTTTCCCACAAGAATTTGGCATCTATGATCTCAATGAGTTTCTAGGTGTTATCAATCTCGTTGGTGAACCTCGTTTAGCATTTGAGCAAGATTATGTGGTTATTACAGATAGTAGTAATCGCTCTCGAATTAAATATTTCTTTTCCGATCCTGAGATGCTAACGTCTCCTAGTAAGGATGTTAAAATGCCATCTGCTGATGTGACATTTAATTTGGATCAAGATACACTAAATCGAATTAAACGAGCGGCCTCGACTCTTGGCCACTCTGAGCTTTCCATTACTGGAAAAGACGGAGTGTTAAGTCTATCAGTTGTTGATAGTCAAAACGCAACGTCAAATGCATTCTCCATTGATGTGAGTGGAGAATTTGTAGGAGATAATTTTAACTTCATCTTTAATATTGCAAATCTGAAAATGATTCCGGGTGATTATGAAGTTGGTATCTCATCAAAACTTATTTCACATTTTGTTAACAAAGAAGTAGGCATTCAATATTGGATCGCCCTTGAAAAGACATCAGAATACGGAGTATAAAATGTCAAAAGATAAAAAAGAAGAGCAAGCAGCGGATCCGCATGCTCCCATTTATGAAACAAGTAATCGTGCTTCGCGCAGTATGATTGCGGTGATTGACACTATGTGTCAACGAGGTGCCTTTAAAGGAGAAGAGCTTTCTACTATTGGACAACTTCGTGACCAATGTGTTCAAGTTATTCAATTGGCAGAAAACTATCAGCAGGAGCAAGCTACCGCTGAATAACTATGTACTTTCCTATTGAACTATGTTACTATATTATATTATGAAGGAAAGAATATGTCAAACGAATTTCTATGGGTCGAAAAATATCGGCCTAAAGCTATATCTGAAACGATACTGCCTCCTAGACTTAAAGACACGTTTCAGAGCATGGTTGATACCGGTGAAATGCCTAACATGCTTTTCACCGGTACAGCCGGTCTAGGTAAAACGACTGTTGCTAAAGCATTATGCAATGAACTGGGCTTAGATTATATCATAATCAATGGTTCGGAAGAAGGCAACATTGATACACTTCGTACTAAGATCAAGCAATTTGCATCTACTGTTTCATTACAGGGTGGATATAAAGTTGTTATCTTAGACGAAGCAGATTATCTTAATCCACAATCTACTCAACCTGCACTTCGCGGATTTATTGAAGAGTTTAGCAATAATTGCCGGTTCATTCTTACTTGTAATTTTAAAAATCGTATTATCGAACCACTTCACTCTCGCTGTGGTGTATACGAATTTAATACTTCAAAGAAAGAAATGGCCGAGCTAGCAGCACAATTTTTCAAGCGTTTCGTATATATACTTAATCAAGAAGGCGTATCATTCGAGAAAAATGCTGCGGCTAATCTCGTTATGAAGTACGCTCCAGACTGGAGGAGAGTATTAAATGAAGGGCAAAGAAGTGGATTTGGTGGTAGCGGGATTAATGGTAACGATAATAGCAATGGCCTTGCTTCCATTAGTGATCTCTCCAAACACCTAAAAGAAAAAGACTTCAAGAAGATGAGGCATTGGGTCGCAAATAACATGGACGTCGATGCCTCATCTATCTTTCGTGGATTATATGATAATATGACAGAAGTAGTTGCTAGTAGATCAATACCGCAACTCGTACTTATATTAGCAGACTATCAATACAAGCACGCTTTCGTGGCAGATCACGAATTAAATGTTGTGGCTTGTATGACAGAGATAATGGCAAATGTAGAGTTTAATTAATGCTAATACTATACACACAACCAAGATGCCACTATTGTGAGATCATGAAGCGCATGCTCAGTAAGATGGATGGCACCGAAGACTTTCAAGCAGTCGACATTACCAAAGATCCAGAGGCAAAAGCCTTCCTGAAAAGGAAAGGTCATAAGACTGTTCCTATGCTTTATTGGAGAGTGCCTGGTCATGACATATGGATCAATAAAGATATTGATACAAAAAAGCTGACAGGTGAAAATTTAGGTCAGAGAATAAAAGAAGCTATAGCACAAACTAAAAAAGATAATTGTCTTGTTTTTGATGTTGATGGAACTATTACTCCTAGTAGAGAAAAGATCGATCCTGATTATGCAGAAGTAATACGGCAACTTTCTAGTAGTGTCGATATTTACTTTCTTACTGGATCAGACTTTGCCAAGACTAAAGAGCAATTAGGAGATTTAACTAAAGTTGTAAAAGGTTCTTATCAGTGCGCTGGTAATGAGTTATGGGTAAATGATGAGTTGGTCAAGTCTGTTCCTACGTTTACTATGTCGACAGTAATGGTTAAATGGTGTAAGCAGCGACTTGAAGAAAGCAAGTTTCCATATAGGACTGGTAAAAAACATATTGACCTACGTCCTGGTATGATGAATTTCTCTATTATAGGAAGAGGCTGTACAAAGAAGAAACGTCAGGAATATATTAAATATGATGAACGCACTAATGAAAGAGAAATCTTAGCAAGAGAATTTAATTCAGTATTTCATTCGTACTCTGCTCAAATTGCTGGAGAAACTGGCATCGACGTGTGTGAAGACGGAAGGGATAAAGGACAGGTGTACAAACACCTAGAAGAAGTGTATAATAGTATTATCTTCTTTGGCGATGATACTCAAGAAGGCGGCAACGATTATCCTTTTGCTAAACAAATACAATCGTTTCCTCATCGATGTTTTCACGTATCTAGGCCAGAAGAAACATTTGAAATGTTAGAAGGTATCAAAAGACTATTTAAGCCCGAATGGCCTGGAGTAGATAGTGGAATTGAAGGACAGCTATGAACCCGTTTGATTATTTAAATTCTATTAATACCACTAAAAAAGATGTTATAACAGATGATATAACAGAAAAAGCATATAACAGTTTTATGGTCAATCGTTCACTTTCTTATTTTAACGATACTGTTGTACTAGCTAATGAGATGAATCGCTACCACCACCTTGACAATCGTTTACAATTTGACTTTCTTATAAATATGGTTAGAAAGCGCAAACGCTTTTCTAAATGGATAAAGCCTCAGATTGAGAGTGACGTTGAAGTGGTTAAAAAATATTATGGCTATAGTAATGAGAAAGCTCGTCAAATATTACCACTTCTCTCACCCGAACAAATAAATGGGTTAAAGAAGAAGGTGAATAAAGGTGGAAGAACAAATAATCGTTGAGTGGTCTCCAGCTACTATGTTGGAAATTACTTTAAACGAACCAGATGATTTTTTAAAGGTTCGTGAAACATTGACACGTATTGGTGTCGCATCCCGTAAAGATAAAAAACTATTTCAGTCTTGTCATATATTGCATAAACAAGGCCGTTATTTTATTGTGCATTTTAAAGAGTTATTCTTGCTTGACGGTAAGAAAGCAAATCTTGAAGAAAATGATGTAGCTCGTAGAAATACTATTACAACTCTAATGTCTGATTGGGGTTTGGTTGAGATTCAAAATGCTGAAGAAGCCAAACCATTAGCGCCACTTAGACAGATTAAAATTATTCCTTTTAAAGAGAAAGAACAGTGGGAACTTTGCCCAAAATATAATATCGGCAATAAGTAATAATGATTAATACATATTTAGATTATGATATCCATGGAGGCAATTCATGGCTTCAAGACGTGAAGTTAGCAGGTTTGTGGGAGACTACGTTTACCCACAAACCTTTCTTTTTAGATGTAAATCATAATGAGCAAAACATTGCAATAATTTACTACAATCATAGTATACAACATAATAGTGTATTTCCTGAGACCCAAATGAAGGAAATAAAATGGTGTCTAGATAATAATATTAAAGTGTTTCTAGACGATAGTTGGGAATATGGTGGTGAAAATCTTAGTCAATTGACAAGACAATACGAAAAGTTTTTTCTCGATAACAATATAAAAATATTAACAAATACTATTACCGACAATCCTATTTTTGTTGACATTAATAGTTTTTTCTTTAGTATGCGTTATCAGCATGATGAATGGAATCATAGAACTAGGCAAAATACTTACCATCCTAGATTCTTTGATAAAGAATATTTTTATAATTTATTTGTAGGCGATATTACAAAAGACAAGTCTAGTATATTGTATTCGGTGTTTGCATATAATGATTTGATAGATGAGAACTCTATCGTTACAAAAATTAATAAAAGTGATCTTAACAAACTAGAATGGATTAGCAATTGCAATTTAGATATAAAAGATTCTGGTTATTTACAATTTATTAATTACGCAAAAAATAATCAGCAAGAAGTTTTAAAACACGATCCATACGAATTGCAATTTAAATATTCTTATTTTAATCCTAAAGATCCTTTAAATATTATAGATGAAAGAAGAATACCTCAAGAAATGCTAAATTGCCATTTCTCTGTAGTTAATGAGACTATGGCGGTTGATGGATTTTATACAGAAAAAACTTTTAAGCACGTAATAGCTAAGCTTCCTTTTATTATATTTGGCGGTCCTAAAGATAATCAAATATTTGCAAGTAAATATGGCTTTGAATTATACGATGAGCTGTTTGATTACTCTTTTGAAGAACCACAAGGAGGTGAAGATGACGGCAGATATAATATATACAAGAGAGCTCAGCATATTGCTGACAACGTCAAACGACTTGAAAAAGAACCAATGTCAATATTTAGTCAACCTTCTTTAATTGAAAAGATAGAATATAACTATTATTTGTACATGAAAAATTCTAGAATTTCTAAATACAAGGAACACTTATATAATGTCTTCACCTTGGCCTAAAGGATATATTGTCGTAGTTGATATGTGGAGTGAATCTCATTGGAAAGAAAATACTCTTAAATCTAGCAATACAAGTGATTTTTATGACGTATTAAAGTCAGGAGCATATTTTTATAATTATCTTAAGTACAGTCTAAGTGTTTTAGCGAACAATGGATATCATATAGTGTCGCATAACACACATAATGGTTATATAGAATCATTAACTGATCATGACTGGCCTAAAGTTGAGGCAAAGAATTGGTTTTATACTCAGGAATTAAAACATAAACATAAGCCAAATATTTTTTTCTGCGGGCAACATATTGATAGATGTATATACAGTACTTATGATGACATAGCAATAGATAATGCAAGAAAGGGTATTATTGTTAATCTAAGTTTAGCCTTTCCGAGAAGCACCGCACGATCATGCTTTAATGAAAAATATAATTACTATTATCATATCCACGATAAATTATATAACTTAGAAATAGCAGGTAAATAATGAAAATCGGATTTATTGGATTAGGTAAACTAGGAAATCCAGTCAGTGAAGTCATGGCTACACAGCATGACGTCACTGGTTATGATATCGATGGTAGAGGATCAATATCAGACGCAGTTTTAAATAAAGATATAATTTTTATAGCTGTTCCAACTCCTCACGATCCGCTGTATGACGGAAGATATGTTTGTTCAGATCTAGAACCAAAAGATTTTGATTATTCTATTGTTAATGAAACACTCGAAGCAATCAATCCTTTAGTGAATAAAGATCAGATTGTTGTATTAATTTCTACAGTATTACCAGGAACAACAGCTAGGGAATTTGAACCTCGTATTCAAAATGCAAAGTTTGTATATAACCCTTATCTAATCGCAATGGGAACAGTCAAAGAAGACTTTGTTAATCCTGAAATGATTATGATGGGCGGTGATGAATCAGCAATGGAGATTTTAGAAAATTTCTATAAAGGTATTTGTGATTGTGACAGATACATTCGTGGCACATATGAAGAATGCGAATCTATTAAAATATTCTATAATACGTTTATAACGACTAAAATTACTCTTGCTAATATGGTGCAAGACGTTGCTATGAAATTAGGTAATATGAACGTCGATGTTGTTACAGATGCCTTAGCACAATCTACACTACGCATTATGTCACCTAAATATATGAAAGCCGGCATGGGTGACGGAGGTAGCTGTCACCCTCGTGATAACATTGCATTGCGTTGGCTAGCTCAAGAATTAGATCTAGGCTATGATATGTTTGATACTATCATAGTAGCTAGAGAAAAACAAGCTGCTAACATGGCAAAGTATCTTAAAAAATTATCAGCTGAGCATGATCTTCCTATTGTAATTATTGGTAAAGGTTTTAAACCTGATGTGCCATATGAAGATGGATCTCCATCTATTCTAGTTTCTCAATTTTGCGATTGTACATTCGATGATTTTAGTAAACCAGCCGTATTCTTACTAGCGCATTCACATCAAACAACATTTGGCTCTTCAAATACTGATTATGAATTCCCTGAAGGATCTGTTATAGTAGATCCATGGAGAGAAAGACTCGGAGCAATTCCATATGGAAACACCAATATTTGAATTATGGGTTGATCGTAGAAAAACAGATAGAAGAAGCGGATTAGAAGGTCTTTTACAGGAAAGACAAATTGCACAATATGCATTCGGAAAGACAAAACATATTTTCATAGACACACCTAGTTCATCTCTTCCAAAAATATTCTTCTTTAATAAAGTTTTAAGTAATGAGATATGTCATAGGTTAACCGATCCAGAACGTAAACTTTATCTATTACAGCAAAATGAAAATATATTTGAATGGTGTAATAAACATGGCATTCAATGCTATTTAGATCGATCTTGGGAAATACTAAATATATCAAAACAAGATGGTGTGTTTATTACAAGTCAAGACTGGTGGAAATTTTTACAAAATTATAATATAAAAATAATGGGTCATTCGCACTATGAAGATGATCTTATAGTAAACTTTAGTAGGTTTTTTGAGTTTAATTTCAGAACAGATTCATTGAATACAATGAATAGGAAATATCTGTTTTACAATCCAAATTGGTTCGATAAGAAAAAATATCTGTTCTGCAGTTATTTAGGATCTAAACATAAAAAATTAAATCAAGAATTTTTAGTATATTGTGAGCAAAATGGTTTATTGAATGATCAGTTTTTCTGGACGTTATGTGATGATCAAAGACATAAAAAAAGAAAAATAGAAAAATATGATGAGTATGAGCATTTGTTTAAAGAAAGACTATTTGAAGATTTTGAGATAAGCTATTCTGATAATAAACAATACACATACCGCACAACCGAACAACGTAGAGTTTCACAGCATATATTTGACAGCGAATATTATATCACAATAGAGAATCATCATTATATGCATACTGAAAAATCTTTAAAACCTATTTTTGCTCAGGTGCCGTTTTTTACATTTGCAGAAGGTGGATCTTTTAGTAACCATTTAAAAACCGAAGGTTATGAAATATATGACGAGTTGTTTGATTACTCAAACGAGTTAACGATAAAATCTTTAGTAGATGAAATGATTAGACTTAAAAAGAATAAAGATTTTGATAATCCTCTTACAAGAGAAAAGATAACATATAATTACTATCATTATATGAAAAGAAGTAGTACAGAAGAATTTATTAAATATATAGTAAAGAAACTTATAAAAAATAAATAACGGCATTCCATATGGAAACACAAGATAATTTATACATAACTCCTTGCATAGGCGTATGTCATATAGACAAAGATACCCGTGTGTGCAAGGGGTGTAATAGGACTATAGACGAGATATCATCTTGGTCTAAAATGTCTTATGAAGACCGCATGATAGTCATGCATCGTCTTGGATTTGGAAAAAGACGAAAAAAATAGTGTACAACGATGTAATAATGTTGTATAATGTATAAATAAATCGGATGCCGGAAACGGGTCCATTACAATCTTGCTTGGTCAAAAGGAGATAACAATGACAGGCGTACATACACTTTTCCCGCGTTCATCTTTCGTAGGATTCGATCATTTATTTAATGAGCTGGAATTTACAGCTAAACATTCAAATGATCACTATCCACCTCACAACATTATTAGAGCCTCAGAAACAGATTATCTGATTGAATTGGCTATTGCTGGGTTTACAAAAGATGAGATCTCTGTAGAAGTTAAAGACAGAACTTTGACTGTTACAGGGGAACACATTTCTAAAGGTAGAGAGTTTATCCATCGCGGCATTTCGACAAAGAAATTTAAGCGTACTTTTAGGCTGTCTGAACACGTACACGTAAACGGAGCAGATATTCAGGATGGCATCTTGGCAATCGAATTGCAATATGTTATCCCAGAAGAAATGCGTCCTCGTAAAATCAATATTGGGCATTACGAGGAAAATAAAAATGCTAAAGAACTTCTTGAATAAGATTTATAATTCTTATCTATCTACACGTGAAATTAGGAAGACGGTTAAAGAACTTAATCAGCTAACTAATAAAGAACTAAACGACATTGGTATCAGCAGAGGCGATATATATTCTGTCGCTCGCAAAGATGTAGACATGAACCCTAACTTACGAGGGTGGGTATAATGTCATATGTTGAAAGCAATAATGTTGGTTATCGTCCTTTTTTCGCCAGAATCTGGGAGAGCATTGTCATACAGTTTGAGATTATCGGATATAGCAGAGCAGCAGCACACTTAGCTGCTAACGGTTTGCATGAACAATCTAAATATTGCATGATGCAAATTAAAGATCTTAGAAAAGCATAGTAATTGGGGGCTTCGGCCCCCTTTTATAACACGAGAGGAAGTAGAACATGATTAAAACAATTACTACATTATTAGTTTTATCGGCATCAACTGCTTTTGCCGGTGACGTCGCTAAAGGCGAAAAAAACTTTAAGAAATGCGCATCATGTCATAGTATTGAAGAAGGCGGAAAAAATAAGACTGGACCTAACCTTTGGAATATTATGAACCGCGGCACAGGCGTAACCGAGAAATATAAATATAGTAAAACGTTTGTTGCTTGGGCTGAAGAGAATCCTAAATGGACACCTGAGCTTATGGACGCTTGGCTAACTAACTCAAAGAAGTTGGTTAAACGTACAAAGATGAACTTTAAGGAAAAGAAAGAAGCCAAGCGCGCAGACATAATTGCATATTTGCAATCAATGGGTGAGGAATAATGAAATATAATAAACCTATCGGGTGGGAAACTACCCTTACAGAACTTGTAAAACTCCCACGAGAAATGTGGGATAGCGTAATGACAATCGAGAACTCGCCGCTTCGGAAACTAGATCCTATGGTAGCTCATATGGTATTCCAATGTTTGTTCTTTATTTGGAGTGGTATCTTTGCCCTAATGGTTGGCAGCATAATTGCATTCGGACTTAGCGCTGTATTTCATCTTCTATTAATTAGCGGCATTACAATTACGGCGATGACATTCCGTCAAGCAGAAAACAATCCAGACTCAATTAATAAATTGCTACAGTCTGGATCTAAGTATAATGGTCGGGCAGCTGATGGAGAACATTACTAATGAGAGATCGATTACTTGAATGCTTTGTATCGCATGCAAAAGGTCATGTTGATAAACACTTAGCAAACGTAGAAGTATTGCTTGCCAATCCAGTTGGAGTTGGCAACAATGGAGACATCATTGAGGAAATTGAAAAAGAACTTGATGAAGTAGCCAAATATGATGATTTACTTGAAATGGTAAATAAATACCTAAAATAACACAAACACACACAGGAGACAATATGTCTAATAAAAATCCCTTCGAAATCCGTGCAGATATTCTTGCAATGGCAAAAGACTATATGGATAAACAAGTAGAATTAAATACGGTCCTCTTCACTCAAATGATGGAAGCTGGCAAAAAAACAATCGAAGATGTTCCACAAATGTATACGATGGAAGAACTTCAGGAGAAAGCAAAAGAAATGTATTCTTTTGTTTCTAGCAAAACCTAATAGCTATATATTAAATAAGTACACAACTGAAAATAGTTGTGTACTTTCCCTTCATTTCGTGTTAGAATAAACATATTCATTGGAGGTCTATCATTTGTCATTTTACACATCAGTAAACCGCTACGGTAATCAGATCCTATATTGCGGTTACAACGACAATGGCGTGCGTGTTGAAAAGAAAATTAAATACTCACCAACACTTTTTATTCCAAGTAAAAATAAAAACACAGACTGGCTAGCCCTCGATGGTACGCCAGTCGAGCCTATGGGTTTTGCATCCATGAAAGAGGCTCGTAACTTTATTGACCAATATAAAGATATCGATCAATTTAAAGTCTACGGTAATACAAACTATATTCAGCAATGTATTACCGACATGTTTCCAGAAGAAATTAAATTTAATCCTTCACACGTCAATGTTGTTAACTTTGATATCGAGGTTGCGTCTGATGACGGTTTCCCAAAACCTGAAGAAGCTATTCAACCGATTATCTCAATTGCTCTTAAATCAAGTCAGTCATCTATCTACCACGTTTGGGGTCTAGGAGATTACAACTATGAAAAATGTGCCATTGAAATGTATGGCGATCTTATTCAATATCGTAAGTTTGATACTGAAGAAGCTCTTCTGGCTAGTTTCCATAAGTTCTGGTGCGAAAATCGTCCAGACATCGTCACTGGTTGGAACAGTCGTTTTTTCGATATTCCTTATCTTATTAATCGCATCGCACGTATTGGATCTGCTGAAGCCGTAAGACGCTTGTCTCCATGGAATATGGTGAATGAGCGTAATACAGAAATTACTGGCCGTACACAATACGGTTATGAAATCGTCGGCGTACAACAAGCCGACTATCTAGAACTATTTAAGAAATTCGGTTACTCATATGGCGCACAAGAATCATACAAGCTTGATCACATCGCTCATGTTGTTCTCGGCGAAAAGAAATTATCGTACGAAGAACATGGCAATCTATATACCTTGTATAAAGAAGATCATCAAAAGTTTATAGACTATAACATCAAAGACGTTCAGCT